AACCTGTCGGCGTCCCTGCCATAGCGAAACGCGGCAATGAAATCGTCCGCGTACCTGCACAGATAGGCGCCACCATCGCAATGAGGCTTTACTTTCTTTTCAAACCAGAGATCGAGCGCATAGTGAAGGTATATGTTTGCCAGTAACGGACTGACAATACCTCCCTGCGGTGTTCCAGTAGCCGGATGCATCACCATGTTTTCCGGCAGCAGAATTCCCGCTTTCAACCATTTCCGGATAAGGCCGATAAACGCCCTGTCGTCAATTCTTTGTTCCAACATCCGTATCAACCACTCGTGATCGATAGTGTCAAAGAATGACTTGATATCGGCCTCGACGACATACGCGAATTTCCTCCGCTGAAGATTGATCGTCACGTCCTGAACAGCGTCCAGCGGACTTCTTCCCTTCCGGTAGCCGAATCTTCCTTCGTGAAATTCCGTCTCGTAGATCGCTTCCAGTATCCGCGCAACAGCTTTTTGAAGCAACTTATCTTCAGTCGTGGGAATTCCAAGCGGGCGCAGCTTCCCTTTTGCCTTGGGAATATACACCCTTCGTACCAGGGGCGCACGGTAACGCTTCTCCTTCAACCGCACCACGAGGTTTTCAACATTTTCCTTGAGGTTCCGGGCATAGTCCCGCGCGGAGACGTGGTCATGCCCGGGAGCGGACGCACGGTTGAGCTCCGTCCACGATTCAAACAGGAATCGATTCGTGAGCATCCCGTACAGATTGCGAAACCGGTGCTTTTTGTCTCGTCTTGCTTTTGTAGCTATTCCTTGCAGTGAGGTTGTCATTTGTTCTCCGATCCTGCGTGTCCGTCAAATGTTTCCTTTACAAGCTGTGTATCCTCGTCAGCACCTTCCCCATGTGGACGGCTTTTTCGTCCTCGGAGTACTATGAGCTGATCCGACTCCCTGGCGCCGTCGAACGTCCTCTTTTCCGATTGGATAGCTCTACCTGCCGCAATTCAGCAGGAGCAGACAGGGTCTCCCAAGTTCCTGACGCTTCTCTCCATACATGCCATGTTCTCTGACCCCGGCAGACTCCACCTGTCCTTGCCATATCGCACAGGTGTTGTTGGCTTCCACAACGTTAAATGCGTCGCCGCCTGCGTGCTCCTCTTTCAAGGATGCTCTCTTTCGGGGCTCAATGTGCTTCAGGGAGTGCGGTCTCCCCTGTGGCCTATATGGTTCCCTGTGTACGCTTCGTGTGACGGTTACCCGTTTCCACGCAACACTCGGTAGGGGTGGGTGGCTGGTCCTTACCCCGCGGGGACTTACACCCCGCAAGAAGCGCCAGGCTTTGCTTGGCGCACTAACGTCAAAGAATACCCGACGCCGCGCTCCACGCTTCAATCGCGGTGTGCCGAAGGCCGAGGAGCGCCAGCGACGAAGCGGGTATTCTTAGTTAGGCGCAGTAACCATTTTGTTTGATTCAAATTAACATAATCTTATAGGAATATTTGTTAATGTGTTTTTAATCAAATGTAAATCTACCAACTATTGTTGGTATGTTTTTATATTCATATATAGCATTTGCTCGATTTCTAAGTCTTTTATCATTTGATAATAATAAGTGACAAAAGGTTGCCATAGCAATGTGTCCAGAATCGCTTCTGACATTTGGTAATTGTTCTATTTTTCGTATTTTTTTTTCAGCTTGATATCCCAATATATCTAAAACTGCACAACAACCAGCAATACTCACAACTAAAGGCCAATCATTATTATCTTGTTTAAATATTGAATATGGTTCAAATGCGAAAAATTGATCTATCGTTATACCGGGTAAATGGGGATTTATTTTTTCCCAGATTTGTTTTAAAACATTTGGTCCTTGTAAGTCCCCAATTGATCCTTTGCCAACACCTATCTTTTCACGAGTAGTAGAAATGTTATGATCGTGTTCCTTAAATATTTCAATTACAGATGTAATTTCATCTTTTGTATTTTCTATAATTGGCATCATATCTATACCATAATCTTTTATACCCGAGGTTAATTCAATTATTTGTTTTAAAAATTCATCAGGTACACTTTCAAGCAAATCTGTTGAACCTCCTCCATTAATCCAAGCAATCATTGGATCCACAATATTATGAGAAGAAGAGTATCCTTTTTGATTTTGTAAAAAATCAAAATAAATATCATAAACAGAACTTTCAGTATTCAATGTAGCAGTATTTAAAATTCTAAATGAATTATCTATATTTACTCTTAAATGTTTTGCTTTAATAGAATTTAAAGTATCAAGAAAAGTCTGAGGATTACTTGATCTCTCTATTTCATTAAAGTGCTCATTAGAGTAGACCCAAAATAGATTTGAAGAAGATGGATTTAAACTAATGTCTCCATTTTTTATAGAGCTGATAATGTTTTGATCTAAATATACTAATATTCTATTTTCCAATATCTTCTTCCAGGCAATACTGTGAGGATAAAAATAAAATGGTTATTGCGCCTAACTACAATTGTGAGTATTTCAAGAAATATACTGTATTTGGGGGGGTATGCGAACAAAAAAGTCAAAAAAATATTCGGGATAACTGAAAAAATTTCATATTTAGCGTCTGATATTCGTATTAACTGATGGGGGAGATGGACTAGGCTATTTAATCACTTCTGCCCCATACGCCATTGTGCAGTTAGCACAGTCCCAGTCGCCTTTATCAAGTCTGGCAGTATCATACCATTGAGGTACTCATCAATCGTGTGACGGTCGCGAGAATCGACGGGTGTAAAATGTAAAATCCCCTGTTCAATATCAATGTCCCAATGTGCAAGGATATCCGGTTGGTGTGCCAAACGCTGCCTGAGATACTCGGAAACTTCATGATAGCGACTTACTCCCGGGGGGGTGATACCAGTAGCACGGTTTTTCTTGCGTGTGCGTAGGATCCCCGTGTAATAGGCCATATCGCCCTGCTTTCCTTTCTCGACACACTTTTCCAGAGCATACCGTATGTCGCCCACCGATGAGCCATGAATAACGGCGTTGTGAACAATCCAATATTCCAGATCTCGTCGGTACTCAATGTCATCCTTGATTGCAAAGTTGTTAAAGAGTGAATGATATGACACGTCCTTGTGCAGTTCTGTAAGTATAAGATAATCTTCATTCTCTGAAAGACTCTCTGGTATATCTACGGACTGTTTTGATCCGGACGTATGGCCGATTTCCGGCGGAAGCGCTCTGTCCATAAGTACGCCGTTCGTCTGTCCTATATCTGGATTCGGGATAGACCTATGTCGTGATGCAGCTTTACCTATGTCCGGTTTCCCGCCATTGCTATGTCCGGTTTCTGGACATAGGTAAATCCGCTCCAATTCCCGTTCCATCATTGGCTCGTTGATCCAATAATAGGTCACTCGGTCGGTATTCACCTTATAATACACCAGGGCTTCCGGGTAGTTGTCACGGTTTTCGGTGGTAATTTTGACGGCGATCTTTTTCAGGGCTGAATAAAAGACCCCTTTGGAGAAATCAAGCTCCTCCAGCCATGAATCGCCAGGGCGGTAAAGGTTATGGCCGCATGGGTAGACAAACTTGAAGAAAGGCTTCTTCCCGTTGACTTTCCAGCGAAAGAGTACCTGCTGTAACAGGATCGATGCGAGAGGATCACCTGTCAGTTTGTTCAGGCGACGGCGATACGGTATTGTGTTCGCATCGTCGGCCAGCATTTCTATGTAGCCCATGACAATACGCTCCCTTGCATGCAAAAAATACACGCTTTTTCCTTGACAGATCGTATCGTGGGGAGTATATTGTCTTTATCAACTTTGAACTCACCACGACGATTCATCGTCACGATGGGCCCAGGGCGGCAACCCTGGGCTTTTTCGTGCTCATGTGAAGACCGTGAGCAGCCTCCTTCCCATAGTAACTAAAAATATCACTGCAATTTTCCAGCCTGCCGATATGCGTACAAAAGCCGCAGGCGTATTATCTCCGAGATGTTCTCGGTCATAAATTCGTCCTTATCTTTTTCGATCAAGACCATGAGCGCATCGGGTAGGGTGATTGATTTTGCCACCATACCATACCTCCTTTCCTGTGCTGTCCGACCTGTATTCACTATGATACCGTCCATCCATAATACTAAAGGACAGTATAGAATACTATTCAATGCCGTCAAGTAGTATTTATGTCTCATAAGCAAAAATGACCGCCTTGGGCAAAAAGGCGGTCATTGATGGATCATGCGATGTGAGATAGGGTTACTTCTTTTGTTTTTTAACCGCGTTTATAAGATCGGACTTGATGGTATTCTCCCGGGAAGCCAACCAGTTGACAAGGGCCTGAGCTAATAGCTCATTGTCACGAGCACCGGAGATGGCGACCGTAACGTTGGCTCCCTTCTGGCGAATGTCGAGAAAGATGTTAGGTGCCGGTTTCTTGACATGATCCGTCTCATTTTCATATTTAAGTTTTACCTTGGAAACTTCCTCATTAAGCTTGGTGGCGTTCCAGTTGTATTCGATGGCTTTTTTTTGTAAAACCTCCCGTTCGTCCTTGGGGGCTTTGCGGATGATATTGAGCTTATAGGTGCCCAACTCGTCCATAACGGCGGGATCCGTCTCGCCATAATGTACTATGTACTGCCGTGCGGTTTGGTAGGAGAAAATGATATCCGCACTTTTTTGGATGAACCACTCCCTGAGACTCGCCACAGGGGGCTTGTCGGTCTCTTTTTTGTGCATCTTTGCCCAACTCTCGAAGTTCGACTTGATAACCTCCTCCTGTTTAACCAAGAGGAACCCGATTATCGAAGGGGCTTTCGTCCCAATTTGGTGGAGCTTGTTCATCACGAAGATCCGCTGCTGTTCCAGGTCGGGGGAGTATTCCTTGATTAAATCCATCCTATTTTGGAACGACACCAGGTCGTCAAAGTCGTTCAGCTCTGCGAGGTTGACCTGCTCTTGATATACTTGTCGCATAATTCTCTCCATGCACGAGTGTAATCTTTCACGAGGGATCTACTGATGCGCCCCTCGTGGCGTGAAATATTCGATGCTGAAAGGACAAATCGTACCGGCGGAAGCATCGACAGCCCTTGAACAGATGGGAGCAGCTCTTTAAAATGGGCGATGAGTTTGCGATCCGAACTCCTCCAAAAACGATATTTCGTCGGAAGAATAAATATGGCTGCATCCTTATTGTGGTTTCGTACCTGTGTTGCAACCTGGAGCGCAGTCTCAAAGGACCAAAAATCCATATCGCTCGGGATAAGCACTGCCTCGGAGATTCGCACAATGCTTTGAACAAAAACTGAGAAGGCGGGCTGTGTGTCGATAAGCACATAAGGGTACTGAGGGAGGGACTTGAGCATGAGGTCTTTTTGGAATGTGCGCAGCGATCCAGGAATGAGGTCTATCGTATCGCTGATATTCATGATTGCCGATGTGTCGGCCTTCGTCAAGTATGAATGTAGATTGTGCCCTGAGGTAACCTGCGGATCAAGGTCATAGTAGGCCGTGAGATTTGACTCCTGACTTGCATCCACAAGGAGCGTCTTATCCTTAAGAAGGGTTGATAGCAAGATAGTCGATGTGGTTTTGCCCACGCCGCCCTTAAAATTGATTAGCGAGATAATCATCGCATCCTCTGCCTTTTTTTACTAACAAGAAGAAGGGATGAGACATAAAATATCAAGCAGAATTTTTGGGGTCAAATATATTACTATATTAATGTGTAGTGGAAATGTCTGATCGATCAGACATTGCTTTTCGTCAAAAAACCGGGGGATATCTTTGGTGTCATCCAGGATATATAGTAATCTCGGCAGATAATGGCTCTCGGTAAACCCCGAAACAAAGAAATGGGGCTATTGACGTAAGTCCTGAATAGTTCAGGACATAGCCCTCTTTTCCAGCTTCCGATAATGTAGGTTATGTCTCATACCCGGAAATATCCACTTTTTTCCGTGAAGTGTAGAAGTGTGTCAAACTTCTATTGACTTCAACAGATACCCCGGGTGACAGGTGGTGACGGGTATGACAGTATAATCCCCGAAAATATGCGAAAATACCCTCCACGGGTCCGTGTTATTGTGATACCTCGACTTTCCACCCACTCAGGGATGACGATACATTGACCTGGTAGTGCCCCGCAACCGTGACCCTCTTAAACTCCTTCTCGACCGTGTAGACCGCCTTTCCTTTTGGCTCCAGGAGTACGTTGTCATAGTAATCTACGGTGGCGTCTTTCCCGACAATCTGGACCGTTGCCGTGGACCAGTCGCGCTCCCCATCGGGCCGGTCGTCATAGAGGGTTATTTTAAGAAAAACCTTCCCCCGCGTCATGGTAAACCACTCATCGGGATCGAGGCTTTCCGTGGATGTGTGCGCGGCGGTATACACAACCGTGCGCGTCGTGACTGCCCTGCCGTGGTCCACCAGGCCCAGGAGCAGGATCGCCGCGAGACAGAGGGTGAGCGCTTTACCGTTACACATGGGATTTCCCCTATATTGATAATAGCTTTTCAAGGTCCTGAATCACTTCGGCTAGGATTCCGGCGCGGACCTCCAAGTATTTTGCTACCTCCATGTTCTTCTCTTCCTTTGCCATCTCATAGTATTTCGCAGACAAATTCGCAGTCAGGGACACGTACGAATGTAGACGGTCCTCCAGTTTTTCTCCTTGTACCAGGTCAACAAGTGAGTTCGCATTATGAGTAGCGGTGGGGATCTTCATCGAGATTCCCGGGTTTTTTTTCTCATGATTGCCGATACCCTTTTTTACTGTCATGCTTTCTCTGCCTTTTTGATAATTAAAATATTAAGCAACCTGGCCGATAATCACTCCATGGATCTTCTATTGTGCTATCAATGCCGCCATTTTACTCACATGACTGATCAAGGCGTGATCTGTAATTATTTTGATGATATGCGCCACCGCCTAACCCTTCCCACTACTAAAGGCGGTTTTGATGTCATTCCGTGCCCCCGTGAAGATATCATTGTTCGTAATTAGCATGTAGGGTGTCTCGTCCAACTCGTGGTAGCGGCCCCAGCTCATCCTCATATACCAGGCTCTCGTATATCTCTCTATTGGCAATTCCCATGATTGTGTCCTTAACGATTGTCATCCTGATATGGATTTTCGCACATGCCCATGATTTTTCCATAATCACCCTGATTCACCCGGGATTAAGATCCCTTTTCCAGGAGAATGGCATAGGAACCAAGATGTGTCAATATAATTACAGAGTAAATACAAGCCCCCGGGTGTCCCAGAGGCCATATAAATCCCATTAGATCGCACTTAATTTACAAACATTCACCTATGCGGTTTTTAATGCGATGGCACTATTTGTATTTTATAGTTGAGTTCGGCGAGAATAGGGATCAGGGTGTTAATGCTCACGTTGGTGCTTTTCCCCGATCTTAAATTTTGAATTAATGTAGTCGAAACACCTGCCTTCGACGCGAGCTTTCGCACCGAGATTTTGCGTTCCTCCATCGCTTCAATAAGAAGCTCGGAAAGCAAAAACTCATCGTACCGTTTCTCAAAAGCCATCCTTCGCTTGGGATCTGCCATGATCCGGTCAAACGTGCTAACTCTACTGTTCATGTCACCTGCTCCTTTTTTAAATAGGTGCCTTGTTTATATGTAAGTGAAACCTCTTGGGTTATCACTCGGCACCAACGCTTAGTTTAATAATACGCGCTCTTTTTAATTCTCGATAGGTAACTTGAGCGACATTCTTGAGCACGCTTTTTCTCACCCTTTGGTAATTTTCTTTTAGCCTTCGCATAGGCATTGGTCACAATAACCTTTTTGCCGATAACGAAGAAACACAAAAAGCGCTCCTCATCAGCTTTAAATGCGTATATCTGATCCCCCTCATTCCGAAATTTTTCTTTGTTGCTGATCTTTCCAGCATCACCCATGCGCTTGAATAACAACAGCACTTTGTCCTGCATCACGTCATCAAGCTCCCCAAAGTATTCAAGAGGTTGACTTTCGCCTTCCTCGTTAAAATACCACTCAATCGTAAAATGCTCCCCAGCATACGCCACCACGTCCTTGCCCAGTTTACTCAACCCTCGCATCCTCCGCTAATGACATATTTATCACGACCCCAATAATGTACAACTATAATTGCACAAAGTCAAGTCTAAGCAGTGATTTTTTTCAGGCTTCACAGGTGGTCAATTATTTTCAAACTTCCCAACGGTTGAGAAGTTTGAAAATAATTGACCATTTATTGCTCTCTACTAAACATCTACTAAATCTCTCCTAATCATCTCCCTTGACGAAAAACGCTTCATTACCGCTCCATTAATCCTCCATTAATGCTCCATGTTGACGATAAACGCCCATCTTGTCTCCAGAAAGTACACCAGGGGCATACTCCCAGGAGAGAATACCCCCTTGGAATATAAGGGAGTCCAGCACAACAACGTGCAACACTGTTGTAGATTGTTGCCTTTTAACAGAAAAAAAGTGGTAGGGCTGTCAAGGGCTACCATATTATTGCTGTGTTTTTTACAGAAAAAAAAGCCGCCCCTGGGGGGAGCGGCATGAAATGGTGGTAATGGGTGGGTGAGTGGGTGATGTGGGTGCGTTTATAACGCCAATAAAACCAGCCCGATCTTGCCCAGGAGAGCCAGGATCCCGCCGGTGCCCAGACCATAGAGAAAATACCTGGTCTTTTCCTTGGTGGTTGGCTCATCCTTATAGTGAATGACGAGCGTATTATTCACCACCTCGCATGAAGTAAGATTGCGTATCGGTCCCAGGTCGAGCGTTTCCACCAGGGATGCGCGTCGCACGGTGACCACGGCATGATCCTTGCAGACCTCGCAGCGCACCGGCAGCGACTTCTCCTCCAGGATCGCGGTATAGTCCCGGGCGTCCTTCATTACCCGGTCATACTGCGCCCTCAGCTCCGGCGGCACCCAGGATGGGGCCGCCTCACCGGGTAAGGTCGTCAATATCGCGCTTGAGGCGAGCAGCATGGCGCAGATCATCCTCGCGCCGCGGATTCTGTATCGTTCCATTGATGGTTGAACCTCCCCTATTGTCTGTGCTGGTAATCCATGTCCATATCCCGAAAAGGGCACCCGCCACGGCCCCTATCGCCAGGACCCACCTACCGAAGGTCTTGAGGATCCGCGGGAGCAGGCTTGTTTTTGTCATACCAGGTATAAATGGTGATCCACGCAGCCACAAAGCCCAGCAGCGTGGCAATCATCGTGTCGGTCAATTCGATGTGGCGGGTTTCGACAAAGACCACGATGGCCATAATGATCTTGGCAAAGACCGCCAGGACCACGGGGAAGAGAATCAGGGATATCCAAAAGAAGGGCGGCCTGAACTTTCCCTTGTTGTAGCAAAAGGCTTGAAACACCGCGATCAGCCTATGGCCGATGCGGGAGAGAAACGACTTGCTTGAGCGCATCGTCACGCCTCCAATGTGTTATAGAGTTTTAAGGCAATCTTTCTCATGCGGCCCCCCGAGTAGACGATTTTCTTGAAATCATCCAGGGGCATCGGCACGCTGTCGCCGTTATGGTCCTGGTACTTGGTCCGGTAATCGCCATACGGGTCATCGATAACCAGGGCGGCGAGCTTCGCCTGGTCCACCTCCTCCGGCCCGTGGATCGCCAGGATGTTCTCCTGGGTAGTGTCAAACCCAACGACCGTGACAATGTGCCCATACACGGTGAAATCACCCCCGATCACGACCGCGGCCTGCTCCTTGACGATATGAAACATGATATCCTTGATCGAGGTGTTGTTGTCGGTAATACAGATGCGCCTCCCGGCAACCTTGTTGGCCACCCATTCCAGCATCGGGGAGACATTCCAGGGATGGCACGTCGCCCCGGGGAACCGGCGGGAGAACTCGGCCCGGGCCTCGGCACCCTCCAGGATCCCCATGAGATAGTCCTCGGCCTGGACGCCCTCGGGGGTCACCAGGCGAATCCCCGAGGCGCGGCAGGCGTTGATCACCGAGGTTACGTTACAGGACGCCCCCGGACGCTTGGCGTTATCCCGCTGGGTGGCATACTCGTTCTTTCTGCTAATGTCGTAGCGCATTGCGGCTGTCCTCCAGGTCAGATGATATCATGGTCTTATTTTTTAAGCCAGATGGCCAACCCCAGGGCGATGGATACCACCGACACGATCAGCGTGGCCAGCTTCATCCAGTCTGTGAGCTGTGCATCCTTCGTCTTAATGACCTCCATGTGGGGCACCACCTGGTCGGTGATAGCCCCCAGGATGGTTTTATGTTCCGAGGAGCGCTGGACGTGCTCGGCGCGAAACGTCGATTCAAGCTGGGTAAACACCGCCTTCTCGGTGACACAGTGCTTTTGCCGGATGAGGTTTGACAACTCCTTCATCTCGGCGGAAATGCACTTCATGGCGTCATCCTGCATATCAAGCTGCGAATACACCTTGGAAAGGGCCTCGACGGTCCTTTCCTGGATAGAGAGCACGCGGTCAAAATTGTCCTGCGCCTGGTCGTCACTCATGGTAGGTGTCCAGTAGATAGTTTAGGTGCATCTCAGTGATGGCCAGCCGGTTGGTATTTGACTTTTCCATGGAATAGCCAATCAACAGCGATGCGGCGGGCAGGTGCATCCTACGGAAGATGATGATGGTAGTGTCAAGTAGCAGCCGGTAAATATTTTCACCAATTTCAAAATAATCTGACCGCACCAGGGCGTCATGCAGGTCCGTGCGATCAGCATAGGACAGGGTGCTGGAGATAATCACCGCATCACCGCCGTTTTCCGGTGCGAACACGATCACCAGGTCGCGGGGATCGCCGTAGGCCAAATACCTGGCCATAAGGGGCATGATGTCTTTTACGGTAACCATAGGATCCTCAAAACTTGTTCACAAACGCGCTGAGTGAAAGTTGATAGGGCATTGCCCAAATGTTTCCTTCTATACGAAGGATGGTCACCCCGTTATTGGGGATGCCATAGATGAAACCACCGGGATTCACTATTCCGCCGCACCACTTGGTATTGCCGGTCAACGTCCCATATTTCCTGGTAGCGGTCCCCGCGATGGGATCAATCACCAGTATGTCAGTAGCAGTGGAGGGAATACCGTAAATCTTTCCATCGGGGCCGAGCACGCCCCCATTCCATCCCAAACCCGATGATAGACTCGCCCCCATGGTGCTCCTGGTTGCGGTCCCGGTTGCTGGATCGATGATGAGAATATCTGGACTCAATGACGGAATACCATACATCTTACCATCAGGCCCAAGCACGCCCCCTCGCCATTTCTGGTCGTTGGTTGCCGAGGGGAACGACGCTCCCATGGTGCTGCGGGTGGCGGTGCCCGCCACGGGGTCAATGATGAGGATATCAGAAGATTGATACGGGATACCGTAAATCTTTCCGTCAGGCCCGAGTACCCCCCCATTCCAAAGCTGTCCATATGGTCCAAGAGAGAGATCAGCCCCCATCGTGCTGGTGGTCGCGGTGCCTGCCACGGGGTCGATAATGAGGATGGTGGACGTTTCCCATGGTATCCCATATATTTTCCCGTTGGCAGCGAGTACCCCCCCCTGCCACTTCTGATCAGTTGTTAGCGTTGCGCCCATGTTGCTGCGGGTTGCGGTGCCTGCCACGGGGTCAATAATGAGGATATCCTGGGCAGAATTTGGGATCCCATAGATTTTACCATTGGGATGGAGCACACCGCCATACCACTTATAATTGCCAGTGAGGGTTGCGCCCATCGCGCTGCGGGTGGCGGTGCCTGAGATGGGGTCGATGATGAGAATGTCGGTGGATGTAAAAGGGATCCCGTAGATGTTCCCGTTGGGGGCAAGCACCCCTCCTTTAAACTTTTCTCCTGTCGCAAACGTGGCTCCCATTGCTGAAGTCGAGATGCGCACCACATCACCATCTGGACCAAGAAGTGCCTCAATGCGCCTGCGCCCCGCTCCGAAATATGGTTTCCAGTTTTTATTCCAGGTAAATAGAGACATGATGGAACCTCGTTAATATTTATTCAGGTAGGCGCTTAATGCTAGGTGCTTTGAACACATCCATAATGATCCCTTGATCATGCCGACCTGGGTGGACGTGCGGGGAATACAATAGATGGTCCCGTTTGGATGCAGCACACCACCTGAGTAGGGATTGGCACCATCACTATCCACTTCCGAGAGTATGCGTTCCGCGGTGTTCAAAAGAGGGTCAATCACCAGCACATCGTTGTTTGCAGATGAACCGATCATGCAGTATATCCGACCATCGGGTCCAAGCACCCCACCCGTCCAGTTGGGGTTTGCGGTACTTACTCCATAATCAGCCAGGGATCGACGGGTGAGTGTGCCCGCGAGAGGATCTAAAATGATCACACCATTAGAGGAATTTGGAACGCTGTATATTTTTCCATCAGGCCCGAGTACGCCGCCCTGGTTTCCCGAGAGGGTGCCCCCATACCCAAAAGTGCTTTCTGTGGCTGTGTCGGTAGTGGGATCGATCACCAGGATAGTGTTTTTACTGGCAGGCATCCCATAGATTTTACCGTCAGGCCCAAGCACGCCGCCCATCCACTTGCCAGTCCCGGTCATCGTCAGCCCCATGGTTGACCTGGCGGCGGTGCCTGCGGTGGGGTTAATAATGAGAAAGTTATTTGAATTATACGGGATGCAATATATTTTTCCGTTGGCCGCAACCACGCCCCCTGCCCATTTCAAATAATCCGAGAGGGTGGCCCCCATGTTACTCGTTGTGGCGGTGCCCGCCACGGGGTCAACAATGAGAATTACATCGGAATAATGCGGAATGCCATATATTTTTCCGTTATGTCCGAGTACGCCCCCCCAATATGAGCTATCACCATTTATCGTCGCCCCCATCGAATTTCTGATTGCGGTATTGGTGAACGGGTCGATAATCAGCATTTGTGTATCGGTAAACGGCATACAATATATCTTATTATCGGGTCCAAGCACTCCACCGTGGTATTTTTCGCCAGTGCCAAAACTTATTCCAAAGGCAGATTTCCGGCCACGCGGATGGTCACCATTGGGACCAAGCGCATACTCCCTTAAATAGTTACGCATCGCGTTAAAATGCGGTTTCCAGGTGCTTGTCCAGACTTCGCCCGCCATGGGTCACTCCTTATGGTAAACTCATCCAGGATATCGTCGGCAATGGGCTGCCCTTGTGCGTGCCATCGGTATTGTGATCTACGTTCAGCCAATCCGAGAGTGACCGGCCAACCTCATGTAAAAAGATTGAACGACTGTCCACATTTACGATGGGGAGCAGCGTGTTGAACTCCAGGTAGTATGTGGCAATCGTCATGCCCGAGGGAAACTTGACTCTCCCGTTCACCACGTCGATGCCGATATGGTTGTAATACTCCCAATTCGTCCAGGTGGTGTCGTTGCTGAAATCGACCGCCATAATATCCAGACCCGAGGACCAGAATCCCGTGTCATCACCAGGGGCATGCACCGGAACCAAGCGCGTGCCCGACTCGGTGAGAATGTTCACCACACTGGCTCCGCTGGACGATCCATAGAGGCCCGCCTGTGGCTTATACATCTCACGGAAAGCGATGGTCGTGCCGTTACTGCCCAGGACTGGTGTGGCCCCCGAGGTGAAACCGATCACATAGGCGTGATAGTGATAGGTTTGACCCGCCACCAGGGTTGCCGTAATGTCTGCATACTTCCAGGACGCATCAGCAAAGTCAGCGATGGCGATATCAATGGACCCGAGAGAGTTATTGCCCGCGTCATGCAAGACGATCCTTAAGTGTGTGTAGCCAGATCCCTTGGTCTTTACATACAACCCGACTCGATTGTGGGTCGTGGCAAATAACAGGCCCGTTGATACCGTAAACGGGGCGCGGTCTGCTGTGTCCTCGCTCAAGGTGGTGAGCACGCTGTAATTTGATGAGGTGGTTTCCTGCTTCTGGTCCAGGCGGGATACAGGGTACTGCTGCTCCTGCTGGAAGCGCTCCAGCGAGGCACCGATGTCATTGGTCAGATTGACCGGGAACAGGCTCACCAGGCCCCGGCGGTTGGTAGCGTCACCTGTGACGGGTAAAATGCGGGCATAGGCCCCTCGGTATTTATTGAGTTTTTGTGCGGTCTTGCTGCGGGCGTCAGAGGAAAGATGGACCCATTCCACACATCCATCAGGATGATCCAGGGGGAGCGCGGTGCGGTGGTCGCTGTAGCGCGGCAGGGTGGCTACCGTGGTTGATTCGCTGGTCCAGGTGGCGCGGTCGTCGAGATCCTTGACGTTCGACGGCAAAAGCGAGGTGGCGTTCACCGGCACCGTGACCTCGGCAACCTTGAACCACTTGTTTTCCCCGAGGTACTCGAGGCGATACCCGGCATAGCCAGTGACGCCCAGGATAAGCTCCGCGGCATCGAGTTGCTCCTGGGCGGGCTGGCGCAGGTAGACCACGGAGTTTTCCCCCAGGCCGGGGGCCGTGATCTTGAGGTGGTTGGATCCGTCGTTGGACGCGAGGACGCCGATCCCCGCGACATTGATTTTGTTAATGATTTCCGCCAGGGTGGTCGTTGCAGGGACAGCGCCGCGGCAATCGATTTCCACGAACTCTCCGTCAACTCCGCAGGCCAGGGTTAAAAGATACCTGGTCGTAAAATTGAGCGGGCTTGATACGGCAACCGTCCCCGTGATGCTTCCTGCCGTTGCCGCGGTAGTGGTGGGGACGCTTCCTCCGGCGGTGCCTTTTTTCACCCGCAGCACCAGGTAGACCTCGCTGTCGCGCTTCCTGGTAACCGGGGTGACTGTTTTCTCACGGGCGTCGGCAATATAGACCAGGTTGTCGTTTTTGGTGTCCCTCCTGGATATACGCGCTTCCACGATATCGTACCGCTGCTGGGCCTCCCCCGCGTCGAAGGTAAGGGAGTAATTAGACCCCGCGTTGTAATCCAGACAGAATTTCAGGGTGTCATCCGTGAGCATCTGGACCACCGAGGCCGGTGCGGTGAAGGGCACGGTCAGGGTGGCGATGGTGCCCTTGCGCAGCCCCTCCAGGACCGCGGCATCGACCGAGGCATTTTTATATAACATGCCGCGAATCAGGACCTCCAGGTCCCGCAGGGCCATCTCCCCTATCCGTGTCACCACAAGGTCGTGCTCCAGGCGGGCCTTGGCGGTTTGATTGACGATGCGCAGGTTCTTACCCATGGTGCGCTCCTATCGAAAGAGTGATACCCACGACTTTTTCACCGGGGGCGTTGGCTTTTCTGGAAAGCTCGCCAGCGCGGGATCGTCGTGGAGCCGAACATCACGCTCGGCTTGTACACGCTTTTACTCTGCGGTGCTGTGTACATAATTGTCAATACTCCGTGTTTCACAATAGACTATTCAGTAGTCAGTTATGGAGTGATTTCATCCTGGGTTACAATTAATGTATAATCAACTCCCGCCACAACCAAGCGATCCAGGAGATCGAGCACCAGGGGGATGCTGGTATTGGGGGTGTTCTCCAGGAGTACGGTGATGGAATATATGCTCCCCGCCAAGGCCATGGTGACGGCAGGGAATACCCATTCATCGCGCATAACCGGTGACACCACCTGGAACTCGGTATAGACATCTGAAAAAGATTGATCGGCGTAGGCGGAACCTTCCTGACCTTCATAAAGAAGTGGCCGGTTGGGGAACGAATACGGGACCAAAGCATTGATGATCGCTGTGGGAGATACTTTATGACCCAGGATGATTTCCGTCACCCGGCGCTGGTAATCGGCGTCACTCTCCCCGCTCCCGCGCACGATACCCAGGTGATCGGACACGATCATCGATAGAAACACGCCCTGGGCGGTGTCGAAAAAGAGCATCTTGATCAACGACTTGGTGAGCCTCCGGTTCCATTCCACCACCGAGGCCAGCGCCCCCATGTTGAGGTCCATCGGGGTGGAAATCACCGGGGCCGGGACGCCGGTATAATCGGCAATCAGCGACCGATATACGGGGTCGTTTTTACTGAATACCGCGGCGAGGTCCTTGTTGATCTGATCGACTATTTTCATGGTCTACTCCGTGACGGTGACAATGGTAACGGTTATCAGCCCGCCCGTTCCCGATCCCGTCCTGGCGACGTAGTTGCTGCTGATGGGGATGTTCACCGAGGGACTGGTGATTGCAACATCGTAGACCGCCAGGTGCGCCTTCTTTGCCAGCATGATGATCTCTGACAGGATTACGTCCTGGCCCAGGCCCCGGGTGTTGATGTACTGCTCGATGGCGGAGCGCACCGCCAGGCTGATTTCCGTGGCATCCGAATTTTCCCCCTGCCGGTAGACGGTAATGCTCATGTTGACCGGAGACACCTGGGGCGCATCGACGTTGGTGAGTATCCCCGCGGCTCGGTAGCCCGGGTAGTTCACGATATCAAAAGGGTCGCCATCGAGGACCTTTTTAATGAGGTCCTTCATGTCATCGGAGAGCTGGCCGGTGCCGTCATCGGCCACGATGGTATTGTAGCCGGGAACCGGATGGCGTTCCCGCACGGTGACTGATTTAATGCCGGTGATCCCGAGGACCGCGGCTTCCTGGCCCTTTTTCGTGGATCCCGCGAGGCCCTGGACATAGACCTGGAAGCGATACGCACGTTCGGCGTCGGTTTCCTCATTCTGCCCGTTGGCAAAGGCGCTGTCGTTGATGACATACTCGATGCCCTGGAGTGCGGTATTGAGTACGCCCTTGCCATGGCGCGTATCGATGGCATGAGCGTTGATGTTTCCGATGATGCCTGGGGATATACACTGTGCTAACAGGGGACCCGTGTGCGCTTTCCCGGCGGGAATAGACCCGTTGGCGGCGACCTGGTAGGTGATGTTATCCAGGGTGATGCTGACACCCGCCATGACGGGCTGTGACGCCAGGGCAGGCCCCAGGAGCAGATCGATGCCAAAGTTGTTCAGGTAATCCCGTTGGCCGACCATTTCCATGGTGGCATAGCGATAGAGCAGATTGGACGCGCTACTTCCAAATTGCACCAGGGATGCCTGGTAGGACGCATGAGCGTCTATCGCCGTCACTAGCTCGGCAATCGTAGGATAGGTCGTGAAATTAAGGGAAAGATCATCCCCTATCGCTCCCGTGACCGTGATCGTCAGGGTGGTGTCGCTGACCGAGAGCTTGGCGGAGCTTCCCAGGCCCGTGTAGCGTACCGTACAGGTGGGGATCCGGTAAAAGCGGAGATGCCCGCTGGAAAAGCTGGCGCCTTTCTTCTTGAAATTGAATCCATCATAGAGCGCAATCGGAATACTGCGGCGTAGCGCTTCAAGGTAGTCAAAACCCGTCATGGACTCAACGCGGAATACCGCCTCCAGGATGGACCTGGTAGCCGATCCCTCGTTGAAATCGGTCAGCCCCACCTCGTCGGCTATAATCTTGTTTTTCGCCAGTTCGACGAGCTGTTCCGGCGTGTGGACTTTCAGTATTTCAGCCATGTGGCACCTCGATTATGCTGCCCGATGTGATTTCTCCGATCAGGTCAATGGTAATGGGCACGTCGATGCGATCCCCGCGCAGCTTGAGCTTGTCGCGGGCGAGGACCGCGGAAACCACCCGGGGATCGCTGTGCGCCTGGTCCTCCATGTCCTCGATGAGCCGGTCAATGGATATCAGATAGGGAGCCTTGGTGGATCCCGCCAGGCCCTCGATGCCGTACCCGGGATGGAGCGGATTCAGGCCGCCCTTGGGGGTCGTGATGCGACGGGACACATTCTGCATGACACAGGGGATCCCCGCGGTTCTTTTGATGTCGCCCCTCCCGTCAACAGAAAGCCTGCCGTTGCTGGTATCAATATCGCTGCCGTAAAGACTGCGTTCGATTGAGGCGGGATCATTGGCGTGCGCCAGGGGTTCATACACCAGGTTGTCGTTCCCGCGGGCCAGGAGTGCTGACTGTTGAATCGGGACCTTGATGGTCTGCCCCACGATATCATCAGAAAGAAAATCATCGTCATCCAGGCTGTTTGCCGTGGCGATCCTGGTCCACTTGTGGTAATCACCGTAATACTTAATGGCAATCGACATCATGGTGTCGCCCTGCTGGACCGTGTGATAGGTATACTGCTCACGCCGGTCGGTCACGGGGGTCCCGTAGCCCTGGTCGGTAAATTCGTCACTATCCAGGACATCGATAAAGGTCCCGCCGGAATCGGACTGCGGGATGGAGATGGCCTGTTCGCCGTCTGCCTGGGACATATACATGGCGGCCCGCAGGCTCATCAGCTCAACGTGTAACCGGCGCAGGCCATTGTAGTAGGCCATGGTGTCCCAGGACGCATACTGGTCGATGGTCACGACGCCGTTTTGAAAATCGCCTGCGACGTTCTTGGGGATTACCAGGACCTCGATGGTCGAGAGAATGTTTTTAATGACGGTTTCGATTGCGCTATCCAGGGTGCCGATGGCCCTCCTGGTTGAGACAACCCCAGCCTGGATCTTGCTGTTTGCCTGCTGGAGCTTTGCCCGAAGCTCGGCAAGGTTGGCGTTATACACCGCCAGGGTATCGTTGCGCGGCATATCCAGGGCGTTGATATCGTTCCAGTTTCCGGTCACTGGCAAGGGGGTGGTGATATCGCGGAATCCCTCGGTGGTCGCCGTTAAAGGAATACTCTCCGAGTGGGATCCCGAGAGCCGTTTCACCGCATCATTGACCCACTCTGCCGAGGTGAGCAGGACCTCGGGGGTGCCCAGGATCGCGTCGGCGTTTTTGGTATCCACCTGGTAGGCTTTCAGGGAAATATCATACTTCACGGTGAAGGGATCGGACTTGTCCCGGGACATCTGCAGGTTCTCGACTTTGACCTTGAAATGGTCGTCATAATCATAGTCGTGGTAGATCATCTCCACGTTATCCGCCAGGGCACCATCCTTGGATTTGATGTGTTTGCGCACGAAATCCTTGAGGGCCTGGGTCGAGGTCAATCCCGCCGAGGAAAAATCAGGGGCCTTGAGCTTTCCCCTGGGGGTGAGCGTGTAATCCCGGTGGCGGGACACCATGAATCTGAGCTTTAAAAACTCGCTGTAGCCGTCCACCAGGTCGTTCGCCCCTGCAGGCGGGCGCATGGCGATGGGGTTACGCTCGGACCCGGCAAAGTAAAAATGTGAGGATCCGCTGATATGAATATCCTTAAACTCGTTGCCGAAATCCACCAGGTAGCCGCCCCCCAGGGTGGGCATGAGCGCGGAGCGCTGCGGCTCGGACACGCTCACGGACTCCGGCGGGAGCGTGAAAAATATCTCGGTGATAGTCTTTCCGTTATGGCGAAACTCAAACGAATAGACTCCCGTGGGTACGAAGGTGCCGTAGATTGCCTTGATGATCTGTTGTACGCTCATGCTATCCCCGTGACAACGCCTGATCCCGCGTAGGTGCCGTGCGATCCCGCGCAGGGTGCCGCGGGCACATACCCGGTGAGCTGCGTATAGATGTCATTTGCAAAATCCGTATAGGCCACATCCCGATCCCCAGTGAGGGCAATCGATATCGAGAGCTGTGGGGCATCGGCCATGGCCGCCGGGCTGGTCGTGTACCCGGCCTCGGTGATAGTATAGGTCCCTGCTCGTATGCCTGCCGTGATCTCATTTCCCAGGCGTGCCAGGGCGGGATCCTTGCTCTCGGCCCCCGAGGGGGTGAGCGTGATTGCCAGGGCGATGATCTTTCCCGTCGCCGTGAGCACCTGGGTATCGTAGGGCGACACCGAATTGGTGCCGGTCCACTGGAAGGTCACCGCAGCGTTATCCTTGAGGTAGGTGGCGATGGCATTACCCAGGACCGTGAGCGCGTCCGCGGCATTGGTCTTGCCTTCAGTTGCCGCCTTCATCGCCTCTTTCAGTCCCGCGACCGTCATCATGGTAGCTGCTTATCCTTTCAGTTGGAGTATGCCTGCGGTCGGCCCGCCGTGGGGGGTGCCGGTAAACAGGCACGCCGCCAGGCAGTTGGGGATCCATTTCGCGCTGTCGCCGGATGCGGTTTTGAGCTGGATCCCCGTGGTGGCAATCGTGATGGTATTGCCCACTAGGTCCGATATCTCAACGCCGGTGGCCCCACCGGATATCTTGATTTTACCCAGGGTGAGCACATCAACCCCCACCCTGGCATTGACGCGGAACGTCGTGGGGCACTCAACCTCGATGGCCCCAGGAAGCGGGAGCGTGCCCCGCAGGGCGATGAATGATCCCGTGTGATGGCCCAGGATCACATCGGTCGGTCCCACGGCTTTCGAGGTCATGGGCAGGTAATACGCCGCCTCCAGAACCGGGTTGTGGCTGGCATTATAGGGGTACTTCTGAACCACCACGGGGTTGTGCGCGTTGCCGTCAACAAACCCGACGAGGACCTGCTGGCCCGGCATGGGGGCCTCAAAGAGGCCATGGATCCCGCCGGTGGGTGAAGGAACGCCCGTCTCGCTGACCACGACATTCGGTCCCGGCCAGGCGACCGAGGTGAGAATCCCGCCGCGTATGAGCTGGGCGGATACCTTATGCTGGCGGAAGAACGGCTCCGCCTGGGGAATCAGGACCTCCGCCAGGGAAAGCTGCGTCACCCGGGAGTACGGCTGATTCCGGTTGCGCTCAATCGACCGCAGGTTGCTGTCGTTCCCGCGGTTGAAAAACTCCTTACGCCATTGTCCTTCAAAATATTTCATTGGTTACACTATGGGCACGATATTGGGCATCGCGCTGAGTACCTCATCCACCAGGTTGAATCCTGGAGGGAATATTTCCCAATCCATGAGGAGCCGCGCCATGGCGCTGGCGCTCATCGGTAGCGGCACCCCACGAATGAGGCTGAACGTGGTCGTATCAGCTTGGCCGATCTGATAGTTGTCGGTCAGGTTATCTATGTAGTACAGCCCTATGTCCCGATTATTGTCAACCCTCGACCCCGATACACTTGGCATATACAGCAGGCACATGCCGGGCCGTGCGTAGGGGATCGCCCTGGTGGTGATGGACCCCTCGTTGAATTTGCCGCCGTTGCGAAACCATACGTTCAGGAGCGTGCTCAGTGCGGGAATATTGAGCGGCATCCCGGCATAGTTGCTCATGCGCTCGATGGTTTCATAGAGTGCCCCGCCCCACTTCATCGAGGTGGCCGCGATGTTTGCATGAAGCTCCCGGGCACCATAGGAACGCACGCCGCCTGAAAAGAGCGGCACCGCGGGACCCCGGGCGACCGAGGGACGGTTTCTGATGCCTCCCGCCCCTCCCCCGCCGGTGGCATTTTTCCCGCCGTACTCGACGTGAAACACGGTGTACTGCCCGCTGTCATTTTGTCCGAGATCCTTGGAAATCACATCGTCATCGGTGATGATCACGAAATCGCCCGCCAGGATCAAGTCCAGGATCCCCATGGTGAACATATAGAGATTCACCCATGGGGTGATGCCGGTCCAGGGGATATCATAGGGCGAGGTGCGGGCCACGATGTAGTTGAACCCCGGGAGCATGGCCGCCAGGGACAGGCCCGGGACAATCACCGGGCTGATGCCGCTCATCACACTACCAATGGATGCGGCACCTGTCGATGTCGGGACGGATCGCCCGACGCAGATGGTCCTGCCGCCTGATTCGGTGAACAGTTCCATGAACGGCTCGGGACAGAGACTCTTGATATAATCCCAAAACGATGATCCACCGGAAAGCTGAAACATGGTGGTGTCCGTGACGAGCTGGGACACCAGGGACGTGGTAGAGATCGCCCCCAGGGGCGGCGGAAGCGCAACCATACGGAAGGCCAGCGGCAGACCATCGGAGAGTCGCATGTATGAGGGAAAGCAGTTGCCGTAGGTCATGGTGGACGCATGGAACGCCGAGGCGAACGAGTTGAGCGTCATCCAGAGCGGGGTCCCGATCTGCGTGCTGCCCGCCGTTAAAAAGCGCGACACGTCGTTGAATAAGTTCTGGTATTCTCCATACCAAATGGTATTGAGCGAGGCGAGGTTTTGCGAGTAAAGGCTCCCCAGCTCGTCGATTTCCACGGAATAGGTGATGCTCCCCACCTGGCTTTTACGCCTGCAGGAACGCACATAGCCGGTCATCACATGGTAGCCATCTCGCCAGAGCTGGCACAGCGTCATGGGCTTGAACAGGTCGCGGAGATCAGGCCCCACGGATTTCCAGAGGGCCTCCAGGGGCTTTGAGAGCATGATGCCGAGGCCCTGGATGGCCCGGTTATCACCCGCCAGGGTCACCTGGACGGCCCCACCCGCATTGGACCGACTCTTGGCCCAGGTGCAGGACTGGATGATGCCCCCGAGGTCCTGAGACACCAGCTCCAGGGGGATGAAGGGCGTGGCGAACGGGGCCACGACAAGTTTCACTTTGGGACTTTTTTTCTTGATGTTGCTGCGGTTTCGGTATTCCTGTATCGCCTCGTATCCGGCATTATACAGGATCTTTTTGTCGCCGCTTAATATGCTATCGCGTGCCATTATGGGTTACCACCTGTTTGTCCCGTGAGAAACCTAATAATATCGAGGGCACCCATATTGGATGTATCCATGGTTTGTAAGCGCTGTAATTTTTGCGTGAGGTTATCCACCCCGTTTGCCATACTGGTAAAGACCGTATTCAATCCATCAAGACCCCTGGCAACAGGGCCGGAAGCAGAATCGGCTATACGCATCAGCGAAAGCTCAAAACGCTCCACCATGCCCGCGGCTTTTTCCGCGGGTCCGCCGGAACGAAGCAGCATTGACGTGTGTCTATTTTCCAGCCCCCTGGCCCTGAAAGCCGCGGAATTACCTGGTGCTTGGAAGTCTCCCCCGGGTGCCGTCAATGAGGGCGTGTAGCCTTCGACGGATGCACGGGCGCGGTTGAACATCATCTGCTGCTTGATGGGATCGGACTCAATTCCCATGACCGAGAGCTGCCGCGAGAAGGTGGACAATCCCTGGTTCCCCAGTGTGCGGTACAGATCCTCACCGTATGCGTTGCGTGCCGCCGCGGGATTCTGTGCCATGTAATACCGGGTCAGGTACTCCGTTTCCTCGGGTGCAAGGGTACGGTTGAGCATATCCCCGGTGAGGACTCCGGCCTGCATGAGGGAATTGCGCACATCACTGTGACCCCTGCCCGATACCGCGGATTCGACAATACCCCGCCCGGCCTCAAACATGCGCCACTGAGATACTCCGCTGTACTGACCGTTGGCGACCTGATTCTGCAGGCCCATCTGCTGCTGGGAGAGGGCAATCCCGGCCCTTATTGATCCATTGGGGGCCAACCGTGTTGCCAGGCTCACCTCAGTGGCGATTTCCGTAGCCAGATCAGACGCATTAACGCCGCGGGTGACGGCATCCTCGAGGGACGTGCTGATCCCCTGCATAAGGAGCGGCAGCTCGGTCTGGATCCCTCCCCTGCTGGCAGTATTGAGGATCTGGCCGAATTGCCTGGCCCCACCCCGGGGATTGAGTGCCTCCATGAGGCCCACGGTATGACCGACGCCCGAGGCATCGAGGCCGAAACGCTTGGCGTAGGACTCGGCCATTTCCCAGCCCTGTGTGCCCCCAGGCCCTCCCGCGGAGTAGCTTCCCGACGCCATCCGGCGGGCCTTGGAAAACTCCGCGGTCTGTGCAACCGAAAAATACGTCGATGAGGTGCCCCCGCGGAAACCGCCGACACCCGCGGTCCCGATCTGTTGGGCCGCGGTATTGATATAGGCACGGCCCATGTTGAGGATCTGATGGGTGACAAACGCCGCGACGCCCAGGGCGGCACCCAGGAAAGGTATCGCAGCTCCTACCCCTCCCAGGGTTTGCGATGATCCTCCACTGGCTCCGCCGCCACTAGGACCACCACGCTTTTCACGCATCGCCCTGGTCAGCTCCCGCAGCTCCCGCACCATGTCCTTTTCAAGCTGGACACGGACCCGATCCTGATGGGTTCCCGCGGTGCCGCCGGTGGTGGATACCTGGCCCTGGCTGAGTGTCTTTGCCTGCTCAACCTGGCGCTTGAGGTCCTTCATGCGCGAGGCGTCGGCGCTGACTGATATTTCAAACTTGTTTGCCATTAATCTTTTATCTCGGGCTTATTAAACACCAGTGATGCACCGTCTACGGGAATGGGGGATTTCGTAAAGAGCTGATCGGCCATCGCACGATAGCGGTCAAGTGCCTGCTGTTTCACGGCTTCCGTCTCTGATTTTTCCTTGGCAATCCCAAAGCGTTCATCGAGTTCCTTGAGGGCAGCCGCCCTCTTTGATTCGCCTATTTCCTTTTTATACTCTGCCAGCGACAATCCCTTGAACTGCGCCGTAAGCTCCAGCACGTCATCCGGTTGCCCCAGGTCTTTGGTGAAGTCGCGGGCTTGAATCTCGTCCCGCTCCTCACCGTACCACAAGGATTTTTGAAACGACTCAATGCTGGGAGTGCTGGCAACCAGGTTGATCAGAAAATACTTTTGCTCGTCTACCAGGTTGTCAAACTCGCACCCCGTTGGAAACCGCTGAAAATGCCGTAGAAAAAACCCATCAAGCAGGTACTTGCTTTTCCTCGCTTCTTTTATTAAGTTTATTTTTTTTTAACTTCTCGGCAAACTCGTTTGACCAGGTGACGATCCCCTCATACAGGCTGTCCAGCACCGACTCGTCGGGGCAGAGGTCCGCGTTTTTCCACCACTCGGGGGATTCGACAACCGCCTGGTCTATCGTGGCTGCCCGCTCCATGATGTAGCGGTCCTGTGAGCTGTACGAATTGGCGGGAAGGCCATTCTGGTCCATGGCCACCCGCCGGGCGATTGCCTTGCGATCCACGGGGAAAAGGGCCTTGATATTGAACATATCCTTGCCCAGCTCGATGATTTTCTGCCGGTCCTCGTCTAGGAACAGCATGTTGCGTACTTCAAATTTTTCACCCATTACCCATTACCTCCAGTTGTTTATGATGTATGTAGCCCCGGCAGGACGCGCATCACCCGCCATTGGGTGCTCTTGGTATTCAGTCCCCGCGAGGGGAACTGTACGTCCTCACTGCCGAGCTTCACGCCCAAGAGCGTTGCCAGGACCTCAAGGGTGTGCAGGTCGAGCATGGCAAAGTCGAACATGCCTGCCGAGTTGATATTGCACGACCCATCCGGCTGCCAGCCCGGGGTTGCCAGGGCACCTTCGATGTTGGAACCGCGCAGCAAGAATGTTTCAACCGTGGCGCGGGCGGTGTAGCCCATGCTCTTGAAATAACGGTCACCATGAAATCCGAGGGTCCTGATGCCTTCCAGTTCGAAATCCTGGTTGTAGTTGACGCTTGCGGCAAAAGAGACAATCCGGCCATCCTGCACCATGATTGAATCGATACCGGCACCAACGGGTCCCTCGGGGTTAATAGCTCTGCCTTTGAACATGATACTCCCTCCTTATCGACTGCCTGTGATGATGAACGTCTGTTTGATGAACATGAAATGCAGCGGCGCGGGCACGATCCCCGTGAAAGCAAAGTTGAACCTGTCGCCGTGCAGCGAAAACTCGACATCGGAAAACGCTGCCGCTCCCGTATTGGGATCCTTGGTGAGCAGCCCATCATCGACATACCCGGGCAGAAGGTTGGTGATGGCGTAATTCTGGATTGAGCTGATCACCAGGCTGTTCGGCGCTTTCTTGAGCTTGGCGATCATCGCCAACAGCTTTGCCTGGGAATCCAGGGTGATGAAGTCGCAGGTGCGCAGCATCGACGGCAGGTTAAGAATGAGGTTGGCCGCCTGGTAGGTGCTGACGTTGTGGGTGACCGTAAAGCCGCGGTCGTTGCGCTCGATGAGCGATCCACCGGCGTCGATGATGTCCTTTTTGTCCTCCCTTTCCAGCTCCTCGCCCAGGGCCAGCACATTCACGTTTTTAAAGGTGACCGACGTGGTGATGTGGTTGGCAAACCGGATGCCCGCGCCCAGGGCCGCCCCGTAAAAGGGGTCGAAAAGACGTTTCTGGCTGCTGTTGGCAAGGTCATAGCGGTAAATCGGGGTGTTCCAGTATTCCAGCCTGGCCGACCCCAGCACCTTCATCTCCGCGATCCGCGCCGCCTTGGTTTTTCCCGAGGTTGCGCCTGCGCCTGCGCTCCGGTTGGCTTTGTTTTCGATACTGGACATCTCCTGGATGTGGGTGGCCACCATCGCGTGAATGGTGGGATCCCCCGAGGCAACCAGGATGTGATTGATGTTCATGCGCTTGAGGAACGCCAGGGCCTCGCTCCAGTTGGTTGAGGTCGTGGTGCCGTCGCTTCCGCCGGCGAAAAAGATGAAATTCGCATCGTTTCCCAGGGCTTCCCGGGCGGCTCCGGTGTGAAGCGCCGCGATGATTTCCCCCTGACTCTCGGTGTTGAAAAACTGGATGACGGCCTCGACATCTGCCCGGCAGTTATACGCCGTCGCCTTGATCGCCTGGGTGGTGACTGCATCCAGGGTGCTGGATGCCGCATCGGAACGGCCCAGGAGCACGCAGGTATACCCCGCCTGCTCGTTGATATACGCGACGAGCTGCCCGATGGTGGAGAAATCCGCAAAGGTCAGCGCGAGGTTCTCACTCCCGGGACCGCCGGTGATCGTGGTGGAAAGCTGGGTGCCGTTGATGGTGAGCGTGGCGGCAGTTCCCGCACCCGTGTACTGGATGGAGAAATACGCCATGCCGACGTTATCCTTCTCGGCAACGAGCTTTCCCCTGAACTTTATGGTGATCTTTTTCCCGGCCACCGTGCCCGCCACGATGCTCCTGGTGAGCTGGTTGGTCTGTGCCCCATACCGCCTGGCTTTCAGGTCGATGATGTCCGCTAAAGCGGCGACGTTTTTCACGGCGCTGGTTGCACGGACCATGGGGTTGACCGCGCACACGAAGCACTTGCTGGGCACGGAAAGCTCCTCATCCCTGGTGGGGGTGAGGTAAAACTCCGTCATGTAGTAGGCCGGGCCGCCCACCAGTAAGTCCAGCGCCTTGGGAACGCTGGTAACCGGGTTGAGCTTCTCGATCTCCTCATCGACGGTGGCATTGTAGGGGATCCCGCCCTTGGCTTCCCCGATGACGACCACGTTGGCGCTGGCGGCACGCACGGCACCCAAGGACGCCGGATAGTCCGAATCCGAATAAATGCCGGGAATATTGGTAGTGATGCCTTCAAACTCCTGAGATGCGATTCCCATATCTGTCTCCTTTTAAGAAATTTTCTTTTCTGTGTACGCCACAAAAAGCTGTTCCCAGGTATCGACTCCCAGGCGTGCGCCCCGTTTCCCTTCACCGGCAACCCAGGCGATGAACCCCGCGGCGATGTAGCGGTTGAATGTTCGTACCGTCTTTGAGTTTGCCAGGTATTCTCCCAGCGTGATCACGGGTGCTTCGACCACGGTGGGCGCTTTTTCAACAATGGTGTTCTGTTTCATCATTATTATGATTCCTCTTCGGGATAAATGATCACCCGGTCATTGGTTCCAACCGCCTGGAACCCCCCACGCAGAGCGCTCTGCGGGAGAGCGGTGAACTCGCCATGAACGTCAAGTTCTACCGGCAGCTCGGCACAATCATAGACCGTATAATTGAATAGCTTGTTCAGAAATCGCAGGTTGGTTTCCTGGCCTAACAGCACTTTGCCAAAATTGGGATTGACCAGGCCCTTGGCGGTGTTGATGGAAATGTCGGTTAGCCCCGCACCGATCATCTTTGAGCGAAGATCGTAGAGGATGGACCGCATGAGCGTGCCGATGATCTGGCGCTCCTGGGCGGTGTGGGTCCAAAGCGACACATATATCGACTCGCGCTGAAAGAACTGGTGGACCTCCACCAGGAGCTTGCCGCTCGGCTGATGTGCCAGGGCGGTTTCAATGGCGCGTATCTGCGCGTCGGTAATCAGACCTTCCTTGTAGCGCTCCTTCATGGAGTGATAGCTGGCTTTCATTGTGGCGATCCACGCCGCGTCGATCAATTCATAGGCGCGTAATCCCTGGCCCACGGTGGTTGCTTCCTCGGTTTCGTCGCTGTCAATCACCGAAATGGCGGGTACCAGGCCACTGAAATTCGGCGCCCCCCCTACCAGGACCGACATCATGAGCTGCACGATTGGGTGCTCTCCCGTGACGTTGATGGCTTTCACCACGCCCCCGGTCAGGCCCGGCAGGTCGCGCTTGGCCAGTTCCTCGCTGATGAGGTCGATAAACCAGTCTGGCGACAGGATGCAATAATCGGTATATTTGGTTATTTCGTTCATGCGTGACCCTTCATGTCTGCGACCAGGGACCGGAGATAATTGTCCAGGGCCGCGGAGACCATCTGCTGCACCTGGGTGAGCACCTTCTCAAAGACCGGGGTGGGCCGCACGCCCGGGTGTTGCCACCCCTGGGATTTTTCGGTCACCATGCGGAAGGTGAAAAACTGCCCGTGGCCCCCGGCCTCATTGTCATAGCGTTTCAGCCCCGCCATGTGGCCGTAATCCTTACCCCTGAGTGGGACGCCCGACTTAACGAGCGCATACACGTCCTTGGGCATGACCCCTGCAAAACCACTGGCGGGCTTTTGGTTCTTCTTTGGGGTGCGATACCGAAACGGCACGATGATATAGCGGATCCCCTTGGTGGTGGTCTTGACGCGCTTGCTGTTGAGCAGGCCCTCCTTGATGGAAAAGCTCCTCATGCCTTCCTCGACCATGTTGACGAACATGATGGCGGGCCGCTGGGAGCGCTCATCAACCTGCTCCTCATCGACATAGACACGGGCCTCCTGGCCCCCCGTCGAAGGATCCACCCTGATGGCGTTGGCGTACTTATCGCCCCAGGGCGAGGCGGCAATCGCCTCTCCGCGCCAGAATTGGGCCGCCATATCCGCGATGGTGTTGGCCAGGCCGCTTGCCTGATTTTCCAGGTTTTTTCCCAGGAGCGCGAGGAGCCGCATTACCGCGGTCCCGGTGTCTCCGGCGAACACGTCAAACATATTGTCCTCAATTCCCATTGAAAAACCCCGTGTTGACGACGGCATTATCCTGGTGCCGGGTCTTGGCCCACAGCTTCGCGTTGATGAACTGCGGAAACTGTTTGTTCTCAAGGTTGTTGGGCTGCGGGTTATCGATAAATACCACATAGGTCGGGTGATACCCGTACCTGACGACGATCTTCTCACCCGGCTGGGGCTGGCTGCCGGTCCAGGATAGATCGCGGAAATTGCGGAGATGGAAGTCCTTGCCGCGGTAATACCTGGTGCCGCGGGCGTCGAAAATGCACTCATCCACCTGGGAAATATCAAACTCAAAGAGCTTGTCGATCCCGGTGGCGGAATGGGTCAGGATCTCGCTGCGATAGATGGTAGGCGTTAAAAAGGTAATGAGATCCCCCTCGCCCACTTCAAACCACGGCTCAATCGCTATACGGCAATTCCCCTGGGGGATGTCCGAGGTCCATTTTTCCTCTTTCCCCTGGCGCGATTCGACATCATTGGGGATGACCTTGGCCACGGGCACATAATAGAGGTCCGCGACCACCTTCCCCGGGGTGGGCGCAGGTTCATCGTCCCCCAGGTAGATATAATTCTTGGTATGGGTAAAGGAGCGAAACTCATGGCCCCGTGCCTCATCATAAACTCTGATTACATGGGCGATGTCGCCATGCACGCCCTGGAAGTTGCTGGAGCGATACCCGTCATCATACTTGGTGCCCAGGACCTCCAGGGTCTTGGTGGCGGCGTCAACCACGGGGCGCTCATCGTTTAAGCGCTCCCAGCGGTCGAAAATATAGCTCACTCGCATCTTTTCATACGGACGAGGTGCCGGGTCGCCGGAGATCGTGATGCTGGTGGGGGTAAAGCCCTCTATCGCATACCGGGTAATACCCCCCTGCTCCTCCGGCAAGAGGCGGTCAACGGTGAGCGGTTCCATGACGGGAATCCTGAACGGGTACACCACGCGGCCATCGGCGGAGATGTCGCTGTCCTCGTCTGCCTGGAACAGGCGGCGCTGGAAGTCATAGATCAGCCCGTCGCCGTGACAGAGCGTACAGAACATGTCAGGGGATCCATTGGGCATGACGCAGGGGCACTTGCGGGATCGCACGATCCTCGCCAGGACCCCGTGGCGCTGGATTAATCCGATAAAGGTATCCGGCCTTCCCTCGATGGGGAACGCCGGGCTTTGCCGCCCCATGTGCCTATCTGTGGCCATGAGCCTCCCCGAAAATGCTCTTGAGTTGCGCATCGCCGTAATAACTTTTGAGGGCTTCCTCGCCCCCGGCGATGTCTGCCGCTTCCTTGCGGCTGGGTGTAAATACTCCCTCGATGTCAGGCCCCAGCATGTCCTTGTACTGCTGCATCATGCCAGCGATGGCATCCAGGGCTTGCGGGGGCAGGTTTGATTGCTGGTATTTCTCCAGGGAATCTGACAAAAATAAAATCAGGTTTGCTTTTTGCGCCTGGATGAGTGCCTGGTAAAATGTGTGAGCATCATGCGCCATGGCCTGCGGCGCGAAGGTCCCTTTCTCGACCCCCTGCTGCACCATCAGGATGATGGCGGCAGGGCTGTAAAAACGCTCAGTCCCCTTTTTCCAGTAAAAGAAAATGCCCTCGGGGAGCTGTTCCTTGCGGGCCTCCTCGATGGATTCCGCCTGGCAGTAGAGGATTTTTTCGCCGTTGAGTTCTCCGATTTCCTGTTCTATCATCACCCGCCTCCTGCCGTTACAGCACGCCGAATGGGTTGCGCTGGTAGCGTTTGGCGTTGTGCCCCCACCAGGTTTTAATCCATTTCTGCCATTCAATAATACGCGCCCCGTACATCGCATTTGTCGCGGACATTGTGGTCGTGAATGATTCCGAGATACTGTTCAGTGATGCGCTCTGGCTGGCGACTGCGGCGCTGCGGCCATCACCGTAGTCCGACATGAGCATGATGCCCGCGAGCTTCCTGGTCAGCTCCCGCACGTCTGTCGGGATTGCGCTGGCATTGGGCCAGCCGGTACGATAGTCGAGGAGCAGGGCCTCGGGGAAGTTCTCAAGGGGATAGCGTATCTTCTGGAGTGACTGCGATATGAACGGCAGGCCGATCATCGTAGTGCCGATCTGCGGGAAGAACTGTACCCGGGCTTCCAGGCCCGCCATTTCACGTCGCCAGGGATAGATGTCGATGAGTTTGCTTTGCACGGGATCCACCAGCTTGGCCAGCAGAACCTCCTGGAGGGGGCGGCGGCGGAGCTTCGTGAACATATAGTAGTTTGCCAGGGTGGTTTTATAGGGATATCCAGGCTCCCGCACCTGGTTGCGCTCCCCGGGATCGATGTCGGTACGGGGTATCCTGGCCCCCGTGGTAGTGTCGATTGGGTCATTGTGGCGCACGATCCTGGGATAGAGGTCGATCTGGAGATCAGCCTCGACAATGCCGACGGCATGATCGATATAATATTGCAGGTTGTCGTCCGTGTAGGTTTGTGCGGCATCAGAGGCGACGAGCTTGACCCCGAACATGACGATATAGCGCAGTTCATCGGGCGTGACGAGTTTCCCCCAGCCCGGGGCGTAATGATCGCTGGTTAGATCGGGGTTGTTAAAGCCAAATCCAATTCTCATTTCGGCCATGATACCACCATGGAAATGAAAGGACAGGGCGGAATTACCCTGCCCTTTCTGTGTTTTTACTCAAAAAGCAGGTACTTGATCTTGATGGGCTGGGTCGCCGCGGTTTCCACGGTGATACTCGAGAGCTGTCCGAATAACACCAGGGCCGAGCTTACTTTTATCCCCGCCGTGTTCGCGTCGTTTTTCACGGTGATGACCCCCCCCTCGACGGCGATTAAAAACCCCTTCGCCGTGGACACGCCACCTGCATGGAGCGATACAACGCTGTCGGCAACCGACAGCATACGCTCCTGGTAGATGTGTTCCTGGACGTTAGAGATTGCGCCAAAGAGAGTGGAAAGGTCAAACGAGAGGAAATTCTGATTGTTGACCTCGTTCACCAGGTTAATCTGGCCCGTGATGAGTGCCTTGAGAGCCATGGTAAATCCTCCGGTTGATTAAATCCCAAATCCCTGGGGAGACACGACAAGATAGAATCCCTTGGCGATCTGGATTGAGCCGACGAGCTTGACACCGCCGTTGAGCCTCATCGGTGCACCCCACAGGTGCAGCGGGGTACTGACGCCCGCGGCAACCGGGTTGTTGTTGCAGTCGTTGATGGTAAAGGCGGCACCGGCCTGGACGTGCTCCAGGAATACCACGATGTCATCACCGACAAAGAGCGGGTCAGTGCCTTTCAGCACAAACTGATTGTTGATCCTGGCGAGTGCGATCTCGTTGGGATCAAGGTGCGTGACGACGTTCGCCCTTGGTAATCCGTTTATCAATGCCATCTGGTTACCCCGTTACGATGTGATTATTTCCCACTTCGCCGCCCGGGTGACGAACACCTGGCCCGTGCTGGGATTAATGCCCAGGCTACCGGTTCCCGCAGATGAAACGGCCCCATCAACGGTTCCCGCCGGTAGGAGTTTGATGACGATAGGAACATTCGAACCGTCTTTCCCCAGCGTGAGCAGGCCACCATCGGAATCCGTGGCGACAATTGACTCAAGCGCGTGGATCCTGTCGCCCAAAACGGCTTTCTTGGCGGCGGGGTTCATGGTGTTGAGTTGTTTTCGTGATATATCATCCATGATGATCTCCTTTTCAATAAAGTAGTAATAGCGGGGCCGGGAGTGGCCCCGCCATCACATACCCGTACCCTATATACTCAGGTACTTGTTTGCCGACTGTACGCCGATGGGCACGTTCTCAAACATGACGAATCTGAGAGGTGCATAATACAGCGGGGTCGCGTACAGATTGATCGTTCCCCACCTGTAAGGCCCGATGGCCGCATACTCCAGGGCGTGCATCGGCGCAAGCCGCTTGAGCATGAAGGTCCTCATGTCGCCTATCGAGGTGAGGTCCAGGAGAAACATCTTTGACGTGCCCGGGATCGTGAGGTTTCTGTCCGCGAACACCGTGGTCGGGCTGCCGGAATCCTTGATCCTGCCGATCAGGTAAAACTTGCCGTTCCCGGCAACCAGCTCGGAGTAAATCTCGTAATACGTTGACGGATAGGCGTCGCCACCCGCCTTGGTGATCGTGATGTTGTTTGCGCCACCGGCTGCGACTGCACCACCGGCTGCACCGGACGCGCAGGCGTTGGAAAGACCAAACCTGTTGCCCGCGGCCACGCGGTAGTTGTAGATCACGCCCGAGGGCCTGACGCCGGTTGCGGAGAACTTGGAGCCGGATACGCCTGTCGCCGCCGCCACCGCGATGGTGGGAGCCGTGGGAGCGTTCACGCTCGTTTTCCCCTCGATGAGGGTCCTGGGGTTGGACGGATCGGGGGTCATGGGAACGCCGCGGGAATCGTACTCGCCCGCGAGGAAAATGTCCACCTTAGGTACGATAGTACCGAACGAGGTGTGAATCTTCTTCGTGCCGTAACCGACCGAAAGGCCGCCATTGTTGTCCAGGGACCCCTGCAAGAAGCGCTGTGCGGGTTCCATGATGGTGTCCAGGGTGGACTGAGCACCGGGCGAGAGGTAGAGGCCGCAGCCGTCCACCACGCCGAAATTGGCGGTGATCAGCTCGGCAGCCTGGCGGAAATCCGCCTGCGTGGGAGCGATGCCGCGAAGGTCAACAACGTGATCCACGGACCCGTTGCCCTTGATGACTTTTTCGAAGCCGTCAATCGACTCCGCTGCGAACTCGCTGTCGCCCGAATAGAGCGCACGGTTCATGTTCCTGAGACAGCGCATGGACGCGGCCTGCTTCGACGCCGCTTCCGCGGGGGTGATGGTTTCGACCATGCCCGCCACCGAGCTGAATTTCCACATCTGGCGCTGGAATTTCATCTTGGCGAAATCCCGTGCGTACTGCGGATCGCTCTCGATGGGATTTTCCATCTGCTGTACCCAGCCGCTTGAATCCTGGCCGTGGCCGAACATGACGGAATACTCCTCCAGGGTCGATTTTGCCGCGCCCTTGGGTATGTCCTTCCAGAGCGTGAGGTGCTTGTCCGACGCGGTGAGCATTACCAGGGTGCTTTCAAGCGACTGCGGCTGGAGAGCGCCCAGGCCCTTGAGGTTGGCAACGTCCGTGATGCCTTCCTGGGCCGAAAGAGCCTTGAGAAGCGACTGCACATCTTCCATGGATGCGCTGCCGAAACCTTCCCATGCTTCATTGTGATTGATGTCCATTATAGTGGATCCTCCTTATTGATATCTGCTTAAACGATCAGGGCGTCGATGGACGCGAGGATCGAGGGCGAGAGCCTGCTGAGATTGCCACCACACAGGTCGAGCTGGGTGATGATCGAGGTGGCGTTCTCGTTGCCCTCCATGGACGCCTTGAGGACCATCCTCTTGATCTCCTTGTAATTCATGCCCTTGGCCTTGACCAGGGGCATCCCCCTCTCGGGAAGCTGCTGTGGGTCAAAGGTTTCACTCCTGCGGGGCATCGGCTCCTTGCCGATCGCGTCCAGGGTGTCCATGGCCTTGACCAGGACTCCGCCGCTGGCCTTGATGAGGTCCTCGTTGTACTCCATGCGGCCCTCGATTCCGGCGATCCTCTCGTTGAGTTCGCCCATCTTCTCGACGAGGCCGTTACCCATGTCGATGAGGGCCTTGATGAACTGCGTTCCCTCAACCAGGGTGGCGTCTGCTTCGTCGATTCCCTCAATCTCGTCGGCAGCCTTGACGAAGGCTTTTGCCATGAGGCCCAGGTCCTCGGCATACTTCTTGGCCTCGTCCTTGTTTTCCTTCATGTACCGTTTGAGGTATTTTTTCATGTACGACTCGTCGTACTCGTCCTTCCCTTCTTCGGCCCGCTCGTCGTCCTCGGGTTCTTCGGAATCGGAAGCCTTGAGTAGGGCGTTCAGGATTTCGATTTCATCTTTCATCCTGGTCCTCCTAAATTTGATTTATGAGCGCCCGAATGTGATCCCGAAAGGTGTCCATGAATCGGGAGATGGTTCGCTCGTTGATGCCTTTGGTGGTGAGATATGCGATGACGCCCTGGCGCGAGGGCGATATGGAGCCGTCGATAATGCCCATCATTACCATGTCTTTCAGCCCATCGAACGACTGGCCCTTCGTGGCCCCTTCCAGGCTTTGCGTGCGCAGGGCATCAAATCCCCCCAGGGCGGCGCTGTCGGTGCCGTAGCCCGCGGTGAGTGCCTTACGGAGATGGTCCTCGTTGTTGATGAGGCGATAGTCATGGGAGAATGAGGAGAGGTCGGAAAATTCGATCATGAGGTCGTTGCTGGCTTTTGCCATGCTCACCCGGCTTCCGCCGGACACGACATAGGGCAGCGCGGCGACGGCGATATGATTCCAGTCGATTGCGCTGATCTGGTCCTTCGCCTTGTTGATGGACTGGTCAAAAACCCGCTGTGCCTTGGTGATGTTCCCGCCCACGGATGCCCCGAACACATCTTGACCGGCTTCCAGATGGGGTTGGATGGATTTACTGACGATGGGGTGCGCCTTGGTGAGGTTCCCGTACACGACCGGCAGACCGGACTCCCACTGGAAGCCCGTGGGCTTGCCGATGATCGCCTGTGCCCGGGCCTCGGGGGTTTTCCCCAGCACTGATTGGTGGTGCCAGTCGATGATCCCCTCATCGAGGAACTTCTCCACGGTTGCCTTGCTGAACGCCTGGGGCAGGATCTCCTGGTTTTCCCGGTCCAGCTCCAGGCGGTTGGCAATCATGCGAATGGGAAGCACCAGGTCGTTTTCGCCTTGGGCCTTCTGTAACATCCAGTTCCCTATGTAAACTCTCATGGTCCCCCGTAAAACAAAAGAGCCACCATACTGTTAAAAAACAGCATGGTGGCTCATAAAGTCGGCCTTCTTATGTACTCGCGTTTGGCGTGCGCCTACTTGCGAGAGATGGTCACTGGTGCCGTCGGTCGGTTTAATTCCCGTGTACGTTCCCGGCGGCACCAGCGTGAGGTTATGGAATGTCAGACATTCTCACTACTGAGAATACAGTCATGTGGGTGCGCGTCATTTATAGTCAATACCCGAAGATGAAAAAAAATTCAATTCTCCAGGGTTACGCGGGTTTTTTTTCGATTTGCGTTCACCATGTTAAAAGACCCGCATTGTTTGCATTTGGTAATCAGGGCCTTCTGCGAGGTGTCGAATATGGTGACCCCCTTGACCAGAAGGCTGTTGCCCCCCTCCAGGGCGATGATAAAACCGCAGCTTTTACACCGCACCTGGTTGGTTACCTGGCGCAACCTGGCGTTGCCATCGTCAATCGAATAGTCATGTGAATTGTCCATTGAATCGTCCTGATGAGTGTCGTTAAAAAAGCATACCCTGGCCCTTGGCGTTCTTGAGGGCCTTTTTCTTCTCGGCCTTGGATTCGCCCAGGCGCTTGCCAGCCTTCTGCTCCCTCTTTTGGTTCTCGTTGATCTGCTTCATGTTCCCTTGCTGCTCCTGCATCCCGCCCTGGACCTCCTCGGATCCCCAGCGCCCGGCGTACAGCTCCCCCAGGGTGCTCATGAAGTTCTTGAGGGCATCCTTGACCGCCTGGCGCTTGCTGGTTTTCTTGGCGTCCTTGGCGGCATCCAGTTCTTTTTGAGCCTGCTTCACGGCGTCCTCTTTGCGCCTGATCTCGGTATCGTGATCGTTGCCCGGCTTGGGTTTCTTCCCCTGCCCGCCATCTTCCGCGGGGATCTTTCGCTTTTTGTCGGGCGTACCGGTAGCGGCGGGTTTCTTGGCCTTCGCCTCGGGCATGATTCCCTTTTTCCTGGGAGCGCTCTGATCAGTTCCGGTGCGCACCCATTTGGTCTGTTTCCGGCCATTTTTATCCGTGATCTGCTTCTGGACCAGCCCCGCCCGTCCCGGGCCTGCCTTGAGTATCATGGTGCCGTCCTCGGTGAGCACTATCCTTGCTTTCAGCATATTTTTTTCCCCTGACTTATACATTGATGACTTGTTATATCTCGATTCCGTGAATATCGACCGCCTTACGGAGATCCAGGCGATCCAGCAGATCCAGGGCCTTGTTGAACATATCAAACTTTTTCAGTGCCTCAACCAGCCCATCCATGGCCTTATTGATCCTTTCCCGTTCTTCCCCCAGGGGGTAGGCGCTGGTTACCCCGCGATCCCCCTCCAGGATATTTGCCTGCTTCGACCATGTGGCAGCCGCTTCCTTGCTCACGCCGGACACCAGGTAGGTGTTTTTCATCTTCTTCTCGGCCAGCTTATCGTAGACATAGGACTCAAATGACCTGGCAAAAAGCTCATGAGGACGCTGCCAGTAATCCCCCATCTTTTCCGCGGTGGCCAGGAAATTGGATTTACCCTCGGCAACGGCAGGGGAAACGCTCGGCATCGAGAGCGTGATCTTATCTCCCTGCTTGAAAATCCCGTGCTTGAAACCCATCGACACATAGTATTTGATGTCCCGGCGCATGGATGAGATGGCCCGCTGTTGTGCCTTGGTCCAATAGTGTGCCCCGCTATAAGTGTTCGCAAAAGATTCATTACGCTGGCGTTGAGCATCCCCTTTTTCGGTGACATACTTTTGCAAGAACTCGGTGAACTTGTCCTTGCTGAGAGTGGGGTAGTCTGGACCGTTATCGAACACCTTTATTTCATTGTCTCCCAGGATACCATCAATCTCATGTTCATCTATACTGCTGAGAGGTTGCGTAAAGTACGCATACATCCGTCGCTTGCTGTCGGGATGAGCGAGCTTTTCATGGCCAAACAACTCTTTAAGAAAAGCAGGGTTTTTCAATGGATACTTGTCATCGGGGTATTTCGCCATCACCTCATTAAACACGCTCTCCAGGGTTTCCTTGGGAAGCTGGGGGTTCTCTCCATGGAGATAGGTCATCAGCTTTACATCGCTGGTGGTATGACCATGATAGCGCACCCGCGGGTCCGTCATAGTCATGGTGGTGGATCCTGAAAAATTCCCCTTGTGAATAGCCTGCCTGACCTCCCACAGTGCCGCCTTGATGTCATCCGGCATTTGGCCTCCAGAAAACCCGAGGTCAGAGGTAAACGATAACGAGCCACCAGACCCCCCCATGGATAACATCCCCATGATATTATCGAGGGCATGGCCCCATTCGTGGGCCAGGGAGCCGCCGCCTGCGGCCTTGGTGAGATTGATTACCTTCCTGCCTGGCTCGTAGTGTGCTTTCGCCTTCCCCTTGCCCCGGGCACCAAACGCCAGGGAGAGCCGACCATTGAGGCTCACCATCTTCCTGTCGATCCCCAGGATATGAGAAAGGTCAGCCAGGGCCTCCCCTGCCCGCTGGGTATGGGTCCGGCTCGATTCCAAGTCCATCCAGTTGCCATACTCAACTCCCCGCAGGCCGTAATCTCCCATCAGGGTTTTACTGTCGTAATCCTTATCCGCGACCTGGCTTTCCCGCTCCACCTTGTCGGGGACATCGCGCTCCCACTTCATTGTCTCCTGACGCTTTTTATTGCGCTGCTGCTTCTCGCCCTCTGATTCTTCCAGCCCGGCCCACTTCCAACTATCGTTGGCCCTGGACATCTTGAACAGGCGATTGGCCGCATCATATTGTAAGAGTTTTGCGAACGGCGCTCCGAGGGACTTGTAGAGCTTCTGGATGCTATACGGATCCTCCTCCTGGCGCTTCCTGGCCTCCTTTTCCATGGTGTTCATCTGGTTCCAGAGCATCATGTCCTCTTTTTCCAGCTCTTTCAACCGTGGATCATTCTCACGCTCCCGCGAGGTCATGCTATGCAGCCCGCGGGACAACTCCACACGGCGTACATGAACCTCCTTTCTCTTTTGCTGGAGCCAGGCATGGTGTTCCTGCTCCTCGGCGGTATAGACAACCCCCCTGTATTCATCAAGCATCTGCTCGATGCCGCTGCGTAAATCTTCTCTGGTTTTCCAGGTCATCACCGCTTTCAAGACACGCTCGATGCCCATGATATACCTTTTCCTGGACTCGGGGTTGTCATCAGGCTTGGCCTGGATCGCGGAAACATACCGCCAGGCGGCATACGCGGTGCCCGGTTCGGCTCCGGCGTTTTTTAGGGCGGTCGCCACGGCCTTGCGGTTGCCGCATTGACGCTCCCGGGTCACCAGCAGCCCGGCCTCCTCGCTCTCCTCCAGGTTTTCAATATCCGTCAGGGTAACCGACTTGGTGGCATCGTCTTTATACAGCTTCACCAGGGCGGCAAGGTCCTTCCTGGCACCCCCGATCTTCTGGCCCACGTCAACGTAGCGGTCCTTCTCGGTCTGCCGCTTGGTCGCCGCGGTTTCACGCTTCGCGGGCTTTTTCCTCTCTCCCGCGGGTTTCTTTTTCTTCTCTCCGGCAAGCAGGTCCTTGAGTGCTGCCGTGGGGTCCACGGATTCCTGTTCATCCAGGGGCCACAGGCTTTCACTCTCTATGGCATTATCGAACGCGGACTCCTTCATGCTGCCGCTGCCCTTCCCGTCCAGGTCCTTATACTTCACCCATCCGTCTTTGATTTCCGTGATGATGATGTTGGTTTTCACCGGCACGGTCTTTTCCCCGTCGAACATGGTGGTGTCAAACGAGTATTTCTTGCCCACCAGGGTGGACTTGTCATCGTTGGGTTTGTCCTGGAAGATACCCTGGTCCCGGTTGAATGAAAACTCCCGATACGACACAGACTCCTGCTGCCCGGTCTGCTTGCTGACAAAGACCACCCTCTGCTCCTCGGCATCGTTCCCCGGGGTCAGGTCGGTGACGGTGATGTCATGGACAAAATCTCTCTCGCCATGCCCCATGTGTTCCTTGTAGATGTACGTTTTACCAACAAAGGATTCACGGCGGGCCTTCCAGCCCTCCTCCGTGTTCGTATCCTTGAACTTGAATACTGCGCTTTCTTTTCCTCCGTACAGCTCATGCAGGAGCTTCATCACGTCCTTGTTCCAGGTCTTTTTCTCCCCGCCCTGGTATCCGCCCCCGGTCTTACCTCCCCCCGTACCCTTGCCGCCCTGGGATCCGCCGCCCCCGGTCTTTCCCCCGCCGGTAAACGACCTATCCCAAAACGCCTTGCGCTTGAAATACTCGGCAACGTGCTCACCCCAGGCTTCCGCGGAGATGTGGTACTTCTCCTTGACCTGGTGCTCCCTGTAGAGCGCGGCAATCTTGGCGGCAACCTCCCGCTTGGCCTTCAGTCCGAAAAACTCCAGGATCACGTCGATCACCGTGCGCTGTGGCCCCTGGTCGTTCTTTTTCCATACCGTCTGGCGCACCCCCTTTTTGTTGGTGATGACCTCGGCGTGGAGCTTGGCGATATCCTTCCTGCCCGGCTGGGCCTTGAGGAGATCGTCGTCAAAGAGGGATGGTTGGTGCATCATGATTATATCCTTATGCCAAAAAATTCAAGTGGCTTGGAATACAGGGCCTTTAGGAGATCGAGCGGGCTTCCCCCCGCTTTGAGCACCTCGTTAAAGTGATTGAGCCGGGTCTTGGCCTGGATGGGCATGATCACGCCCACCACCTTACCGTCATTCACTGCGGCCAATGGACTCATTGTTGCCGCGTTCCCCTTCTGTGCCCGGAATGTGGCATTGGGGTAATGCGACCGGATCGCGGCGATATACTTGGAATCGACCATGATGTTGGTGCCCTTCCCTTCGCCGTCTTTGACCCGCAGCACCGCGGGCTTCGGAGCTTCGCCGGGAACACTTGGATCATGGAACTCCCCCGCTCCTGTATTCCGTTTTATCCCGGCAACGACCTCGGCGTCAGCGTACTCGCTGTTCACTTTCTTGATGTCGGGGATGACCTGTTTCCAGTTGGGGTACTCCTTTTCGATCTCATGCTGTTCATCGGGCTTGAGCTTTTTCCTGTTGGCCTCATAGTATTTCTTCATTTTCGCCGGATCATCCATGAGGAGAAACTTGGCATCCGTGAACACCCCGGCCTCCTCGCCCGCCTTGGATACATAGAAATGCTTCTTGAGATCGTTGGTGCTCATGTGGAACACCTTTTTGTGGTCCGGCTGGAGATGCTGCATGACGGTGGACTCATTCCCGTGGATCGCCACACCCTGCCCCCCGACTTTATAGGGCTTCCCCTGCTCCTGGGGCACCGGGTCGTGTTTCAGGTGATCGGCGTACTGCTGGGCGAAGGCCCTGATTTTATCCGCAGGAGCGACATCTGCGTTACCTGCCAGGGGGTGTTTGTGCTCCTTGAGAACCTTATCTATCTTGGGATCATTGAAATCCTTGAATACTTTGTCGGCTTCCTTGGCGCGGCCCGTGGCGTAGAGCCGTACCGCCTTTTTGAAAAGATTGGTCATCTTCGTTCCAGATACACCCTTTTCATCCTTTAACTCAAAAATCCTCGACGGGGACTTGTAGGATTCCTCGCTCCACATCTTTTCGTTGTCTACCCCGAGAGGATCAAAGTCCGAGGCGTCCATCCCCTCGGGGTAGGATTTTCTCTTATCCACTGGAGGTGCAGTATCCTCTGCTGTGGCGGGCTGCTCCGGGGCCTTCTCCGCAGCGGGGGTAGATTTTTCACCCGCTGTTTCTGCATCCCTCTCACGCTGGAGATCCCCGATGAACGTGTGAAACGCCTGGTAATCCTTGCCACTCAGTTTTTCCGCGTTCTTTTTGATGTAGTCGTGGATTTCCTGGTCTGATTTATTAAACCATGTTTCCCATCCGTTTTTGGTGGCGACTGCCTGGAGTTCCTTGGAATACTTCTCCGAGTCTTCGCCACCCTTCTCACTGGATGCGTGGCGTTGCAGGTCTGCCCCGGTGTCCACCAGTGACACGATGTCGTCTTTCCCCATACTTTTATCAGATAACGCGAGTTGTGCAACCCGGTAGACTGCACCCATGAAATTGAGCCGTTGCATTGTGTCCTCGCCCTTTTTCTTCGCTTCGGCCATTTTAACCTGTTGCGCTACCAGGTCAGCGTTACGCTCAAGGGTTTTCATTCCCAACTTCATGGCTGTTTTGACATGCGCATGAATCTGATCGTCGGTCAGACTATTGGGTTGATTTATATTTCCAAAATCGTCTTTCTTCCCCGCGGCAGCAACCGCGGCCTTGGCCTTATCCTTGTCTTTCAGGGCCGCCCAATCGCCCATAGCGACGGAGTGCTCCCCTTCCTGGACGTTACCGAGCTTATCCTTGTACTCCCAGGTATTGTTGCGCCCCTGGGATGACTCATGGGCTGCCACCACTGCCTCATGGGGGGTGATACCCTGGTATTCCCGCTTTTCACCCGTGGAGAGATTATGGACAGTGATCGATTTCTTTGCCTGGTCTTTTCCCGCGGGCTTGCCGTTGCCGTACAACCCGTGCAGGACCTTCATAACATTAGGATTCCAGTTCTTCTTTTCCCGAGACTTTTCCTCCCCTCCCCCGCCGGTTTTCTTCTCGCCTTCCTTTCCCGGCTCTTTCTTCTTCCCACTTTCCAGCTTGGTGCCGGTAAACTTGGCGTCCCAGCGGGCCTTGTGCTTGAAATATTCAGTGAAGTGGTTGGCAAACTCCGCCGCGGAGAGTCCGTGCTCCTTCTGGATTCCATGCTCATCATAGACTTTCTTTATGTGGCTGGTTACCTCATGGTGGCTCTTGAAACCGAAAAACTCCATGATGGTGTCCAGGATGGAATTCTTTTTCGGCTCCTCCCCGTTCTTCTTATACACGATGGTCCTCACCCCTTTCTTGTTGGTGATGACCTCCCGCCGGAGCTTGGTGATATCCTTTTTCCCCAGGGGGCCAGCCTTGAGGAGTGATTTCAGGGTGGTGATATCATAGGTCATGTCATTACCTCACTATTTTGTAGAGCCGTCCGTTGGCCCTTATGTATTTCGACTCATCCCTGGTGGGGATGCGTTTTATCTCTGCCTTGATGAGCTTGTCGCCCACCTGGAGAATAAAGGCTTTCTCGATCTGCTTGTATTTCAGGCTGGCCAGGATAGACTCGGCCTCCTTTTTGATCGTTTCGTGGACCGGGGGCACCTCTTTCTGGCTGGCTTGTATCTGCTTGCGGGCCTCCTCGACATACCTGGGCCTGTCCTCATGGATCTTCTTTGCCTGCACGTCCAGGGCCGCGACATCCCGCTCCAGGCGCTCGACCTCATGGGGTATGGTCTTGAGGGAAATGTTCCCCAGGGATTGCAGCTTGGCCTCGATCTTCTCAATCTTGGCCTTTTCCTTTTTCAGCTCATACTCAGCCCACTTTAACTTTTCCTTGTAGTGGCTGACATTCCCCTCGGCGCTCTGGACCTCGTACTCCACGCGCTCATAGGAATAATCCCGCTCTCCCTTCGCGGGCTTTGTCATGGTGGCGAGCTTGGCTTTGGCCGCCTCCAGGCCCTCCTTGGCGTTGGCGACACTTTTCTCAATATACGGGATGGTTTCCCCGGTGATCTCCTTGATCTCCTGGGCGGCGCTGGCGTGATCATCCTTGTGTTTGTTCAGGACATCGATCTGGATGCGCAGCTCGCGCTTCTCGTTGTCAATCTTCTCCACTTCCAGGTCTATGGCGAACTTCGCCCGTTTCTCGGGATCCTTGATCAGGCTGAATTTCAGGTCCTCGGCACTGATGGCCTCGACGTTCAGGCTGTCGCCCTTATACTTCCAGACCTCGCCAAAGCGCTTGGACTTCTCATCATGCTTTTGATACATGGCCGAATCGACGCTATCAACGATCTGCGGGTAGACGATATGGACGTTCTCTTGGAGATTGCCCTGCCGCCATACACGCCCCTCGACCTGGTGGCGCTCGGACGGATTCCAGCCCAGGAGCAGATTATACATGACCGCGCTGTTGCCGTTGAGGTTGACCCCCTCCTGGATGGACTCGGTGCCCAGGACAATCTTGATCTTGCCGTCGGGGTTGTTGAAATCCTCCATGATCTTTTCGCGTTTATCCAGGCTCACATCAGCCGAAATAATGGAGATGGCATCCTTGGGGATCCCCGCCTTGACCAGGTAGTCAATATACTCAGGGAAATGGTTCTTGCCGGTGGGCATGTAGAGGACCTGGCCCACGTCGGGCCGCTTGCTGTATATCTCACGGACACAGCCGAACGAGAAATTGAGCTTGGGTGAATCTGAAATCGGATCGCCGGAGAAATCGACGTTTTCATGGAACTTGGGATCGCGCTTCACCAGGTCCATCGATACCGTGGACTGCCGCATGTTGTTGATGGCAACCAGGGCCGCACCGGGGTTGTCTTTTGAAACGCTGGCAAACCGGAGCTGTTCCGCATCGATGAGCTGCTTTTGAGCTGCCGACTGAGGAAGCTCGACAATGTGGATTGTTTTATTGGGCCGCACCACCCCGGCCTCCTCGCCGTCCACCTTATCGATATACTCCCTGATGAGGTTTTGCAGGGCTGGAAGGTTCTTAAACTCCTTCATCACGCTTTTTTTCTCGATGGTGCCCTTGGTGGTTACGGACCATTCGGACTTGAGGAGTGCGAAATGGGCCAGAAATTCGTGCATGTTGTAGATGCCCAGGTCCTTGAGTTTCTGCCGGGCCACCAGGGAGAGCACGTTGTATATTTCAATGGGTGAGTTGGTAAATGGGGTCGCGGTCAGGGCAAACACGTTCCTGCCGTTGTTTTGGGACTGGATGTACTGCGTAATCCCGAACATTTTGGCGGCCCGGTTGGATGTGCCACCCTGGAGATCGTTAAATTCGTTGACCCCTTTCTTGTCGTCGCCCTTTTCAGTTTTCTGCGTCGGGGTCTTGGCGCGGCCAAACACGTTTTTGAAATTATGCGCCTCATCGATGGTGATGTGGTCAAATCCAAGGTTTTCCATGAAAAACGCCTCGGACCTCACACCGGACGCCTTGCCCAAAATCTCCTTGATGCGCTCGGTCTGGAGCTGCTGCTCCCGCTTGGATTCCTTGCTCTGGTCCTCATCGGCAACCTTCTGTGAATCCATCATGTCGGCCAGGAGCGTGCCCTCGATGGTTTCATCGGTAAAGGTGATATTCTCAAGCCCCTCGTAGGACATCACGTTGAGGGCACCCTCGGGAATATCGATGGTGCCGTCGGCGTTTTTGAATTTCTTGGTATAGGCATCGCCCATATTGCCCAGCTCGTTGATTTTAATGTCGGGCACCAGGTCGCGTATTTCCTTGAGCCAGTTTTTATACGTCGCCTTGGGAACCACCACCATCGGCTTTTTACATCTGCCGCTCTGGAGCTGCTGCACGGTGGCCATGATCCCCGTGAGGGTCTTGCCCACACCCACGTCATAGGCAAGCAGGCCGTTCCCCTTGGTGTTCAGGAAGGCAACCCCCTTGAGCTGGATATCCTTGACGCTGAGTTCCTTTCCTTTGAAACTCTTGCTCAACCCATCCACGAACACGGGGATCTTCGTGTAATCGGGGGACACGTTGGAATTGAACGTATAGTTGTAATGGTCCTCCAGCTTCTTCTGTTCCTCGGATTCCAAGCCGGTTTCGATGAACCGCTTGAACAACCGCTCGGCGGCCTCCCGGCGTTTTTCCCGCTTGAGTGCCGCCTCCGCCTTGTTCTTATCCTGCTGATCTTCCTTGGCTTTCCCGCTTAAATACGAGCTGACCTTGTTGGCCCGCACCTGGTCGCCCTTGATGTAGTCCACGATATCGGTCCAGGAAATGACCCCGGGGATGTCATGCTGGGTGACGTTGCCGTTGAAATTCTGATAGTTGGTATTTCCGCGGGACACCCCGCACCACTCCCAAAACTTGTTGATCAGGGTGGCGTTTCCCTCATCGGAGAATGAGAACTTCTGTGCAAACTCCGAAATGGGGGAGATGGTAATATTTTTCGTTGTTTTCTTCTCGGGCAGTACCGACTCCAGGAGCGCTTTCTGGCGCTTGTAGGTGCCTGCGGGAATATTTTCCCGGTCCTTTTCAAGCTGATCCAGGCGTTCGTAGATGTTGCCCGATGCGTAGAGGCTGGCGTGATACACCTGACCGTCCATCATGCAGAACTGGTCGCTGGTCTGGAATTTCTTCGCTGCCTCGGGGGAGAGCTTCGCCATGTCTATATGGCCGTAGATGTCGGTGGCGGCAAACACCTCGACCTCATGGGCTTCCATGCGGCGGTTGTACTTCTGGTTAAACTCCTCAAGGGAGTGAACTTCTTTTGTCCCGGCCTGGGGTTCATCCGTGCCGCCGCCCCCGCCTGTCTTTGCCTTGGGTTCCTTTTTAAAGAGCTTCTCTGCGTTCTTGTTGCCTTCCAGGGCAATGGAGATCGCCTCTTTCTGCTGCTCACTCAAGGGCTTGTTTCCCGCCGGTGCCGCGTCCACCTTCGTCAGGTCAATGCCCGCCATGACCTCATCGAAGGTCTTGCCCGCGGGCAGGCCCACATACTTCTCAGGCCCCCACTTCCCGGTCCTGGTGGTTTCCTCGCCCAGAACGTGCTCGGGGTGCTTGGCAAAGTAGCCGTCGGCGTAGAAGTCGTTGACATCTCCCTTTTCCTTTCGGATAATCAGGATGTCGGTGCCGATCCCGGTAGTGCCGAATGTGCCGTTGGGCAGGCGGTACGCCTCAACGAGCTTCCCCTTGGCGGCGAGCTTCTGCTTGACCTCGCTGTTGCTGTAATTGCGCATGAAGCCGGACGGCACGATAAAGGCCATGACCCCGCCGTCTTTCAGGGTATCCAGTCCGCGGTCCATGAAATACTCCTCGTACCGCTTGTGGTCCTTCCCCTCCCCGCGGCCTTTCCAGATGCCGGTGTACTCGCCGTAGGGTGGATTCCCGATCACCAGGTCATATTTCTTCCCGGCGTACTGCTTCTGGATTGCCCCGTTCTTGGTAAAGAGTTCCTGGAAGGCCCCTTTCTTCACGGTGGCGTCGGGATTGAGTATCTTGGCGATCCTGGCGGATACGTCGTCGATCTCCACCATGTCGATCTTCATGTCCTGCCGGTCGGAGAGAAAACCGAAACGCCCGGTGCCCGCGCTCGGCTCCAGGACATCGAGGGATCTCTTTTCGCCCAGCCATTTGGATGCCAAGCCCCATATTTTCTGAATGACGGTTTTCGGGGTGTAAAACTCGTAGAGTGTGCCGTGGGTGGTGGCGTCGTCCTCACCGAGGCCCCCCGCTCCCTCGTACTGCCGGAGCAGGGCCTTGTCCTCCTCGGTCATCTGGTCGTCGGTCTTATTTTTCAGCAGCTCCAGGCATTGCTCACGGATCTGCTTTATTCGTGACTTGGTGAGGCGAACATCGCTTGCAGGTCGCTCTCCAGGAACGCCGCTTGGGAGTACAGATTCGCCTCCGTGACCTCCTGGTTGCTTTTCCGGCACATCTCCACCAGGGTGTTTATCAGCCTTTCCTCGCTGTACCGCCGGGTGAGCTGCGGGAAGTTCTCCGCGTCCAGTTGCAGGCTTATCTTGTCCATGCGACTCCTCCTTTTTCATGGCTCCATAGCTTCCATGGAGCCACTTCATTACAGTTAAATTAAACTTACTTTCCCCCGCGGTTTCAACCCCTTTTCCCCCGCCGCCGGTCTTTTTTCCCCCTCCACCCTGGGATCTGCCGGAGCTTCCCCCGGTGGGCTTGGACCTGGAAAAGAAAGCATCCCATTTTACCTTATTGTGAAAATATTCCAGGAAATGCGCGGCGAAAGTCTTGCCATCGACACCAGCATCGGGATGGTCCTTGGAAAACGCTATGTGATCGTATGAAATATGGTCCTCGACCTGCTTGCGGGTTTTCACCTTGAAAATACCCATCAGGGACTCCCATAGGCCCGCGGCCTTTGGAAGAATTCGGACCCACTTGGTCTGCCTGCGGCCCTTGCTGTCGATGATCTGCTTGCGCGTAAGCTTCGACGTGTCGATCTTGGTCGGCCCCTGGGACTGTGCCTTGGTGAGATCGTCTTTTTTCTTTAACAGGTCTTTAAGATTCATGGTTTCCTCGGTGGTGTTATGCAGCTCTGGTGGTATCGCCGGAACGTATCCAGGCGGTGAATTGCGCGACGCTCATGGGTTTAATTGATTTAAACCCCTTCCATTTAATCACCCGGGCCGCCTTCCCCAGTATCTCCTTTATAACGCCCTTGGCCCTGGGACGAGTGGTGACGACCGGCTTCATGGTCCTGGTGTCGATACCGTGGGCGAGGTTCTCAGGGCCTTGTGGAGCCAGGCGTTCCGTCCTGACGCTGCGCTGGTCATCCAGGATGACATCGACAAAATAATTCTTCGCCATCCCCTTCTTGATGGCCTTCCCGTGTTTCTCCATATCCAGGCCTACGGCAAAAAGGCTCTGCGTGCCCATATCCAGGGCGAACTGCCGTGCGTATTTCAATCCCCTGGTGCCCGTGCCAAGGAAATATTCCCTCGGCACCTGGGCGATTGCCCGCACCTTGTTTGCCACCCCAATGAAGGTGACATAGCTCTCCTGGTGGAGCGCATAGGCTTTCACCAGCTCGATCAGGTCAAAGGGACTGTGAACGGTTTTCCCCAGCGCATCATGGGGTATCGAAGGGGTCAGGTAGCGGTCCGCCTCATCCTTGCCGGTGATTTCATGTTCTTTACTCAATATGACATTGCTTTTTTGGCGTATCTCACAGTATTTATTGTGGTTGATGATGACGTGTCCCTGGAAGCCAGGCACCTCGGTGTGGTAGTAGGCGGTGGTTTTCAAGTCATCCTTCGACGGCTTCACCTCTCCCGAAGGGTGGTTGTGGACAAAATACCACTTGGATGCCCCGCACGATTTCATGGTTTCCTTCATGAACTGCACGGTGCTGGTCATATTGCCGGGATCAACGAGGGTTGTCGCGGTCCCCGGGAGTCTGCACGACACCCCGGTATGGCCCACGATGGTATTCTGGTCATTGACGAAAAACACGCGCAGGGTTTCATACTGCGGGTTGCGGTACACCTGGGACAGATACGCCAGGTCGTTGGTGGACTTGACCGTCTGCCCCATCAGGGAGAGCCTGCCCTTTGTCTGCCATTCCTTTTTGTAGGCCATATTGATGCCGACACCCACCTCACGCGGCACCCGGTTTTCCAGGTAGTCGTCTTTCTTATCCTCACGGACATAGACGGTTTGGGGATGGCCCTTGATGTTAATGATCTGCTTTTTATGGAGCCGGGCGAGGTCTTTGCGCCCGGGGATCGCCTTGGAAAGCGGCTGGTAGTATTGATAGATTGCTTTTGCCAATGGGGTATTAACCAGGCCCCCCTCGACCGGCAGGACGGCCCCGGCGAGGATCCCCGCGGTCACCTTGACGAACTGCACGGCCCCCAGGGTTTTGAGGATTTCATGGTCCACCACGGCGGCGGGAAAAGCAGGGGTCCCGGGGTTTACCTTCACAGGAAACCTGGCCTTGATCATTCGGTTCGGCAGCCGGTAGCGTTTCCCATCCTCCATGGCGTCCACGAACGCCCGCAGGAGTGGTGCTGCCTTCTCCCAGGTTCTTCGCTGGGCTGCCTGCTCCTGGAGCCTGGAGATAATGCCGGTGATGATACGCATGCCCGCAGGATCCATCTGCTCCAGGAGCGTCAGATATCCGCGGTGCATCACCTGGCCCTTGGCGTACCACATGTAGATCGTGGCGAAATATTCCTGGTCGGTTTTCCAGTGGGCCTCGGTCATGAACAGGGGCGAAATGGTATCCTTGGTGAGGGTAGCGTGGTGGTCTTTAATGGCATTGCGCTCGTCATTGGTGAGCCGATTGGACCAGAAGATGTGCCCGAGTTCGTGGAAAAACTCACTCACCGGGTCAGAGGGGTCATATATCACGATTTCCGGCCCCACGGTCATGGACCGGATGACGTTTTTAATCTCATGCTGGGTGGGCTTGCGAAACGCCAGGATAACCGGGTGATTCGGCAGCCAGAAACTCCCCAGGCGCAGGGGGCGTAGTACCCGCACGGCGGCATCCTGCGCTTCCCGGCACTCGGCGGGCCAGTTGTCCCGCTCCGGCGTGAAGATCACCAGGTCCTTCTCCTGGGATGCTCCCTTGATCTCCCCCTGGACCAGGACCGCCCGCCCCGACCAGGACTGCACCAGCTCCTCATCGGGCACTTCGCGCACCTGGCCCCGGGAGTCGGTGAGAATCATAGAATTGGGGTTTTCACCGATCACCAAGGCAGTCGCGTTTTTTTGCCCATAGTCAATAATAACGGGCTGCCCGTCCTGAATCGCTTTTCGCAATTCCCGAATCGAATAGTGCCCGTAGGCAATCCGGTGATCCTTGAGCGCGTGCTGGATGTGATCGATACCTTGGCCGAGGCAGCGAACGAGGGGTTTTAAATCCATGGAAAAATCAAACCACCAATATGATTTATCATACTGGTGGTATCATGGTGGCATACTGCGATTAAAAGTCAAGTAGGCATGTGGGTTTTTTCAGATAACCGAGTCAACCTCATGGATGATGGTGTATCCTTTCTTCTCTGCCTCATCGACCAGCTTCATGCCGCGTTCCTGGGCTACGGCAAACCCTTCCTGGATGCTCACGGGTTCAGTCACATAGTTCTTACCCGTGGTGGGGCGTGTGTGCTCCAGGTAGGCCATTCCGTTCTCATAGCCCCGCATATGAACCTTTATTTTCTGCCCTTCAAAGTTTTGCAGTAGGATGGTGTGCTCTCTCTTGACCATGGCGTCCTCCTCTATGGTCTTAAAGTATATTAAAGGTTTGCATGTGTCAACCGTTATTGATAAAAAAAGAGGATCCCGGGGATTATCTGGCTTTAAACCGCCGGTCGTGGACCATGCCGTCATCCAGGTACTTAATAAAGCGCTCGGCGTCTTGGCGGCGTATGAGATAGAAATCATCGACGCGGCTGGCTTTCAGGGTGCCGTTTTTGATGGCCTTGAAAATGCGCTGCCGGGTAAGCGAGGTCATCTCACCCACCTGCCGCACCGACAGGTAATTGGGCAGCTCCTTTATGCTGGGATTGGTTATTTTCATACGATAATTCTTCTCCCCTATCGCGTCATGTGTCAACCATTATCCCCAAACAAGCTCTCGTAGTCCTTTTGGTTGGTGGCCACCGGGATCGGCAGGCTCCGGTCCCCCCGCCAGCGCTCCAGGGCCTCGGTAAACTCCTCGGGCTTTACCCCTATATAGGTCCGTCCCTGGGATGTCGCCAGGGGGCGGCCCTGGTCATCGGTGCCCTGGGCGGCGCTCTCCAGGTCCTCACGATAATACTCCGATGGTTTCCGGTAAACCCCGCGGCGCTCGTCATCCTCGATGCGCTCCCACCGGGCCTCGTTGCGTGCCTGGGTGTCGGCCATCTGCTGCTTGAACTCCTCGGGGATGTACTGCTCAAAATCCTTGACCCTTTTATAGCGGATCGCATGGGTTTTCTGGTCATACTCCTGGGCGTCGGGGTGTATCCTTACCATGGTGGCGGTATTCCAGGGGTGCGCCGGGGTGCAGACCCGCCACTGTGCCTGGCGATACCCCACGTTGTTCTTTCCCTGCCAAATAGCAATATCCGTATGGGGATCCTCGATACCGCGGCTGGAAAGGCTGTCATCGGCCTCGTTCCCCACCTGGTCCAGGGGGATATGCCGCACCAGGGTGCCCTGATGGGTACGGCACCAGGGGCAGGTCCCGCGGCTGAACACATAGTAGATGGCCAGCTCCGGCGCGTTCATGCTCTGCCGGGCCTTGTCCTCGTTGGCGGCCATTTTTCCGGCTTCGTGAATGTATGCCAATTCCGTTACCGCCACCCGCTTCCAGTTGCGCAGGAGTGCCTGGGCGGTGTATTTCTTCATCTCGGGCACTTCATCCTTCATCCAGTAGAGGTCGCTGGCAAGCTGCTCGGGTGTTTTCCCCAGGCGATGCGCGTTGACAACCTGCTGTCGGATCGCTTCGCGGACCTCATCGTTGACCCGCTGGACATACTGTGCGGCGTGATCATGCCCATAGACCATGGCCCGCTGGATGTCCCGATTGATGTGCAGACGCTCCTCGGCGGACCGGATGGAATCGGGGATATACCCGGCGAAGGCATCCTGCTCCACCTGCTCCAGGGAGTGCTTCCCGTACTCGCTGACCTGTTTTTGCTGGGCCTCGGCTTCCCGGGCGGCCATGGCCAGGAGCACTCCCTTGACGGCCATCTCCTCGTTGAGGCCCTCGAGGTGGGGCCGCAGGTAGTCGAGGACCTGGCGTTCAAACTCCCGCCACTGGTCGCCCGTGAGTGGCTTTCCCTTGCGGTAGAGGTTCAAGCCGCGTACCTGGAAGGGGTGTATGCTGCGATCCCGGCCCACCATGCCCTTGAGCTTGTGGGCGATTTCCTTCATGCCGTCCAGGAATCCCTTGGTCAGGCGTTTCGGCGGTCTGGACGCCAGGCGGTCTGGATCCTGGACGCCGATATTCCGGCTCACGCCATGACATATCTCCAGGACGAGCTGGGACACATAATAGGTGACCTCATCGGAGAGGTCAGAGAGATACTTGAGGTCGGATTCCTCGGGGGTGATAAAGACATCCATGGGTTTTCCCTTCCAATAATTGTTCTGTTTTTTAGGAATATATTGGGAAGAGTATTTATTGTCAAGTGCCGCCACTCACCCGATCTACCATTGAATTGTGCTTGATTTTTCTTTTATGAACTTCTATCAAAGATCAGTTATTATATACTTAAATGGGTGGTTCCGAATGTCATTTGCCAAGATACTTGAAAAGTACCGCAAATTATCTTTCTCCGAGAGAGACAAGGGTGATCGCTTTGAAAGACTCATGCAGGCATATCTCCAGACAGACCTGAAATATGCATATCTATTTAATAAAGTATGGTTATGGAGCGAGTTCCCCAGCAGAGATGATCTTGGGGGAACCGATATCGGCATAGATTTAGTCGCACAGACAACCGAAGGTCATTATTGGGCAATTCAATGTAAATGCTTCCAGGAAACCACTTATATAGACAAACCAGCCGTTGACACATTCCTTTCAACCTCAAGCAAAGAGTTTAGGGATGACGCCGGAAAAAAAACACGTTTTTCTCACCGCCTCTGGATATCAACGACAAACAAATGGGGAAGCAATGCGACAGAGGCTATCACAAACCAGCATCCCCCCGTTACCAGGCTCAATTTGTATGACTTACAGGAATCCGCGGTAGATTGGGAAAAACTCGATAAGGGTATTACCGGGGATAAGTCACGGATCGCTAAAAAGACCATCAAGCCCCATCAAAAAGAAGCCGTCGATAAAACACGCGAGTATTTTAAAAATGCAGACCGCGGGAAACTAATAATGGCCTGCGGCACCGGGAAAACATTTACCGCATTGAGAATTGCCGAAAACGAGACAGGCGGGAAAGGGTTTATCCTGTTTTTGGTACCCTCGATAGCCCTGATGGGTCAAATGTTACGAGAGTGGACCGCGGATGCAATCGAGCCAATTCATGCTATTTGCATTTGTTCCGATCCCGCCGTTTCCAGGAAGAAATCGAAGGTCGAAGATACTGACAGCTTCAGCGTTGTTGATTTGGCCCTCCCCGCCTCTACCGATGTCAAATCCATAGTATCTCAGCTTACTAAAGCGAAATCATCCGGCATGACCGTCGTATTTTCAACCTATCAGTCGATAGATGTTATTGCACAGGCACAGAAAGAACTCCTCAAGGGGAATAAACCCTTGGGAGAGTTTGATCTGATAATCTGTGATGAGGCCCATAGAACTACTGGCGTATCCCTTACCAGTGAGGATTCATCTGCTTTTATAAAGGTCCACGACAATAAGTATTTAAGGGGGAAGAAGCGTATTTACATGACGGCAACCCCTCGCCTGTATAGCGATGATGCCAAAAGCAAAGCGGCCCAGGCAGAGGCCATTTTATGCTCCATGGATGATGAATCCCTCTACGGTCAGGAAATATACCGGATCGGGTTCGGTGAATCCGTTGAAAGGGACTTGTTGACCGACTACAAGGTCCTTATTCTCACCCTGAACGACAGGGATGTGCCCCCGGCAATCCAGAAAATGATATCCGATAAAAACAGCGAAATCGATACCGATGATGCCTCCAAACTTATCGGCTGTATAAATGCCCTTTCAAAACAAATACTCGGGGATGAGGGAGTCATTAAAGAAAACGATCCCGAGCCGATGAAACGAGCGGTTGCGTTTTGTCCAAAGATCGTAGTTTCCAAGAAAATAACAGCCACATTCAATACTGCCACCAGCGCGTACATTGATTCCTTACCGCCGGATAAGAAAGAAAAGATGGTTTCTGTTTCATCCAAGCACATCGATGGAACCATGAACGCCCCCGAAAGGGATGAACTGCTTGGCTGGCTCAAAGAAGAACAGGACGATGAGTGTCGCATTTTAACCAATGTTCGCTGTCTCAGCGAGGGTGTTGACGTGCCCTCTCTCGATGCGGTGATGTTCCTCTCTGCAAGAAACTCCCAGGTCGATGTCGTGCAATCTGTTGGCCGGGTCATGCGGAAATCCCCAGGAAAGAAGTACGGCTACATCATTATTCCCGTGCTCATCCCCTCTCATATTGCACCCGACAAGGCCCTGGACGATAACGAACGCTATAAGGTAGTCTGGACCGTCCTTAACGCTCTCCGTGCCCACGATGACCGTTTTAACGCCACGGTAAACAAGATTGAACTGAATAAAAAGCGGCCCGATCAGATATTGGTAGGTCGTACCGAATATTCCTATGATGATAATGGCAATCCGGTATCCAACAATGTCGATAATCTCAAGTCCGATTACGGCTCTGCAATCAGCAACCAGCTTTATTTGCAATTTGAGCAGCTCCAGGGGGTCGTTTTTGCCCGCATGGTGCAGAAAGTGGGTGACCGCCGCTATTGGGAGCAATGGGCAAAAAGCGTTGCGGATATAGCGGATAAACAACTGGATCGCATTGATCGTCTGATTAAAACAGACGGAAGCCATAAAAAGGCTTTTGAAAATTTCTTGCTGGGCCTCCAAAAGAATATCAATCCCAGCATAACCCATAATGAAGCAGTTGAAATGCTCTCCCAGCATATCATCACAAAGCCGGTGTTTGAGGCACTATTTGACGGGTATTCTTTCGTCAAAAGCAATGCGATATCCGTATCCATGCAAACCATGCTTGACCTCCTGGAAGCCCAGGCAGTCGAAAAAGATACTTTTATCCTCGATAAGTTTTATGATTCCGTCCGAAAACGGGCATCCGGTATTGATAATGCCGAGGGAAAGCAGCGGATCATCATAGAACTGTACGACAAGTTTTTTAAGGCTGCGTTTCCCAAAATGGTGGAGCGGCTGGGAATCGTCTATACTCCCGTCGAGGTAGTTGATTTCATTATTCACTCGGTCAATGATGTGCTCCAAAAGGAGTTTGGACGCACTATCTCCGATGAAAACATCCATATCCTCGACCCCTTTACTGGTACGGGAACCTTCATCACCAGGCTATTACAGAGCGGCTTGATCGACAAAAAGGACTTTAAACGAAAGTATCACAAAGAAATCCACGCCAATGAGATCGTCCTCCTGGCCTATTATATCGCCGCGGTTAATATCGAAAGTGCATATCACGATCTCCTGGGGGACGGCAAGGAATACCAGAGCTTCGACGGTATTTGTCTTACTGACACCTTCCAGCTTGGGGAGACACCCGACAGCGAAAAGCTCTTTTCAGAGATGTTTCCGCAGAACTCCGAGCGGGTTGCGGCTCAAAAGAAAGCCCCTATCCGGGTTATTATTGGGAATCCTCCTTACTCTGTAGGGCAAAAGTCGGCTAATGATAATGCTCAAAACCAGAGCTACCTGAGACTTGAACAGAGGATTGCCGACACATACGCCAAGGAGACAGATGCTACCAATAAAAACTCTCTCTACGATACCTACATCAAAGCCTTTCGTTGGGCATCAGATCGGCTTGAAAAGCAAAACGGTGGTATTATCTGCTTTGTATCAAATGGCTCATGGATCGATGGTAATGCCCAGGATGGTTTTCGTAAATGTATCGAGAGGGAATTTTCAGCAGTTTATGTTTTCAACACAAGGGGTAATGCCAGAACACAGGGGGAATTGAGAAGAAAGGAGGCCGGTAATGTTTTTGGTGGTGGTTCACGAACTCCGATTTCAATTACTCTGTTAGTAAAAAATCCAAAAGCCAAGACTGATAAAGCCACCATCAATTACTATGATATAGGCGATTATTTAAACCGTGAAGAAAAGCTCGACATATTAAGGAAGCACCATTCCATCTCAAATCCGGGAATAAACTGGAGTACCATCGTCCCCAATGAGCACGGGGATTGGATAAGCATGAGAAATGATGCGTTTGAATTCTTTATTCCGCTTGAACCAGAAAAAAAGTATGAATTACATCCTTCTTGTTTTTTCATACTTAACTCAAGGGGAAATGAGTCAACAAGGGACTCATGGGTTTATAATTCATCAAAAAATGTACTGCTCCATAATATGAAATCAATGATTGAATATTATAATCAACAAGTGGATACTTTTTCAATAGCACGGCATAAGAATCCAAACATAACTACAGACCAAATTATTAGTACCGACAGTACAAAAATCAGTTGGTCGAGCAGTTTGATTTCACATTTAGAAAAGTGTAACCATGCAAAGTTTGAAAAAAATAAAATCGATTATAGCATTTATCGCCCTTTTTATAAACAATTTTTATACCGTGGAGAAAAGATTATTCACCGGCGTGGTCAACATGACTCAATTTATCCAAATTCGTCTATTAACAACCTATCAATCTGCGTTTCAGGGGTCGGTGTCACTAACGATTTTTCAGCTATTGTTACCGATACCCTTCCAGATTTAGAATTGATTGGAAAATCACAATGCTTCCCCCTCTATTATTACGAGGAGCGCTCCGACCACAATCCCTCTCTTTTTGATGCGGAAACCGAAGGAAAATTCATCAGGTATGATGGCGTGACCGACTTTATCCTGGATCGTGCAAAGAAACAGTACGGCAAGAACGTCACCAAGGAAGATATCTTCTACTACGTCTACGGCTTCCTCCATAGCCCGGAATACAGGATCACCTTTGCAAATGACCTGAAAAAGATGCTCCCCAGGCTCCCCCTGGTCGATGATCCCAAGGATTTCTGGAAATTCAGTAAAGCCGGTCGGGAGCTTGCCGACCTCCATATCAACTACGAGAGGGTCAAACCCTACCCCGGTGTTAAAGTGACCGGCGATGATGGTAAATCCTATCTCGTCGAGAAAATACGCTTTCCGGCCAAGGATAAAAAGGACACCATCCTCTATAATAGCCGAATCACGGTGTCAGACATACCCGATAAAGCCTATGAATACGTCGTCAATGGCAGGAGCGCAATCGAATGGATCATGGAGCGTTACCAGGTCAAGGTTGACAAGGACAGCGGCATCAAAAATGACCCGAACGATTGGGCCAAGGAAGTAAGCAATCCGCGGTATATCCTTGATCTGCTGTTAAGCATAATCACTGTCAGCGTCAAGACGGTGGAAATTGTGAGCGGGCTGCCGAAGTTGAAATTTGATTCTTAAACGATAATCCAATGTCAAAGATAATCCAAGATTTAGCTATATTATTTATCGCTTATTTCTCCCAGAATTAATGCGAAGTTATTACGGGTATGTTTAGTTATATGCCATTGCCCCGCCCCTTGTGGGAATGAAATATTTTTGCAAAATAACCGGCATCCGTGCCGGATGTAATAGAAGAAATAGATAAATGAATTATATAATAATATCAAACTATTATCCAGAACATGACTATGATATTAGTGATGGTCAATTATTAAGAGTGGTAAAAAACCCTTATAATATTGATAATTATAAAAATGGCAAGCTAACTCCATTAAATGGTCAAATCTGGAATTATTTAATAACAATATCAGATTCCTTTGATGATTTAAGAGATTTGATCTTTTTCCATACCTTTATAACAAATAATAGTCAAACTTATCATTATGCAGAAAATTCAAATAAGCTATCATTTGAAGATGAAGAACTTGAATTTGTTAAAGATAGGAGTTTAATTATTGATGGAGGTCTTATACATATTGTTGATTTTAATAAATTTCCACTTTTAATGAATTGTAATCAAATTCTAGAAGAACATAAAATTTTTAAATTTATAGATTATGGTAAAAGTTTTAAAAAGTTTCTCGAATTAAAGAATGTAAAATTAAATGGAATGTCTTCAAAGTATAATTTATATGATTTGATATGTTTATATGTTTTTGCAAAAAATTTTGAAATAACCCATAGATTATATAGAAATTCAAATATACCACTTTCATTTTATATAACTATATTAGAAGCATTAATTGGTGAGCCTGCAAGCTGTAATTCTCCATTGCATTGTAATGAATGTGAAACAAATATTTCTCGTCATTATAAAATTACATTAGAGAAACATTTTACTCAATATTTTAATCAATTTAAAAAGATTAGAAAGATTAGACATTCAACCTTTCATGGTGGCAGTTCTTTTGATTCTATGAAATATTTATCAGATTTGCTTAATAGTAATTCAAATTGGGATAATGATAAAAAATATCTTCTTTACCAACATAACCGTGAAGAAATTGAATGTGTTATACGAATATTATTAACTAGCGAATTATATAATTATTGCCAGAATTAATAATATAATATTATTTATATATGCTATCCAAGCTCAATATCGTATTTGTTTAAATTAATTTACACTCAACAAAGAGGAATTGTATGAATAAAATAATAATAATTGTTGGTCTACCTGGCTCAGGAAAAACAACCTTTTTAAATTCCGAATTCGGAAATCATGATAATCTCATAATCTTTGATGATTACAAAGCTAGTGCAGTTCTTAATTGCTCAGATTTTACTTACAGTAAGAATTACCCAGAATTAATAAATCAAATTTGTAGCGCAGAAAAGGACATCGTCATTTCCGATATTTCATTTTGCAATTTTGAATCCTTCATTCAAAGTAAAGAAATTATTGAATGGTGGATTGAACAATCAAATAATAATTATATTATAAGGATTATAATTTTCGAGAATGATCCGGAAAAATGTATTGAAAACGTAAAGAAAGACACCAAAAAGAGAAACGTTGATGATAGAATTAATAAAATTAAAGAATTTAGCCCGAACTTTTTTCCTAAAAAATATATAATTGATGGTGAAATACAATCGATAGGCGGCATTTAATTTGGAATCAAACTTAAGCATATGAAATGATTATTCAATTTATATAAATCAATGTAAATATTTCAAGCTCAACATCCTGTTTCGCTTGAAAACTTAACGGGGGCGGGGCAACGGCATATAACAAAGCATATAAGCTGCGCTCCCTGCGGTCGCTTGGCCTTCGGCACATTGCGGCAAAAGGCCGCCGCAACGTCTTATATGCTTGAAACGTTAGTGCGCCAAGCACAGCTTGGCGCCTCTAGCGGGGTGAAAGTCCCCGTCGGGTAAGGGCTAGCCACCCACCCGTACCGAGTGTTGCGTGATAGCCGGTAACGGTGACACGAAGCGTACACAGGGTACCATATAGGCCGCAGGGGAGACCGCACTCCCTGAAGCACATTGAGCCCCGTAATAATGGGCCTCGTTAAAACGGGGAATACGCGGACGGCGATGTTTTTAACGTACCAGAAGCCAACATGGCGGTAGACGATATGGCAAGACTACCGTTGGTCCGTCGGGGTCAGAGAACGCGGCATGTATGGAGAGAGGCGTCAGGAACTTGGGAGACCCTGCTCGCTCCTGTGAAAGCAGGTAGGTCTATCCAATCGAAACAGAGGACGACTGATGGCGGGTGGGGAGTCGGATCAGCCCATACTACTCCGAGGACGGGAAAGCCGGCCACATGGGGAAGGGGCTGACGGAAATACGTAGTCCACAAAGGAAACCTGTACCGGACATGCAGGACTGGATACTACAGAAAAACCTCACTGAGGAGAATAGCAAAGTCCTTCGATTTAGAAGGATTGCGGAAGCGAGTATTCTCGAAGAGCCCGGTGCGGTAATTCCGCACGCCGGGATCTGTGCGGGGGCCGCCGGGCAACCGGCGGTTCTACCGTGACGGCGCCATGTTTTTGTAACTATTTTCAGTTTTTGACATCTAAATAAATTGTTAATTGACAAAATTATTATCTAATCAATAATTCAGTCATTCTCCAACATACATGGGCATATAATGAAAATTGTACAAATTCATGCTGCGATAAATTTTAAAATTGAACCCGATATATTATTATCTGTTGGAAACAATATTAAAAAACTTCAAAAAGAAGTTAAAGTAAATGTTCAAATACTGAATGTACCTAAAGCTTCCCCACCAGAGACACCTAGAATTGTTATCTTTTCTCCAAATGCGATTATTAATATTTGCTTAAGCAGATATGATATTATTGTTAAAATTCCAAAACAGATAGAAGATAATATTGATTCTTCTTTAGATTATGCAAAAAATGTAATTACAAAATTTATTCCTTTTTTAATTCATGAGAATTTCCAATATTTATGGACAGGTATTGTTATAAATTCAGAAAAAGCTTTCGATATTAAAAATAGTAAATCGATTGAACTTATGACTCCATTTTATGATAAGCTAATAAATATTGATCGGAACAATATGAAATTATCTTCTTTTCAGTTACAATTTGGTTTTGAGGAAAATAATTTATATAAAAACTATACCATTTCTGGATATGATAAAATTAATATAGCGATTCCAGGTAATATTATTGGAGAAAGTTCAATCACTATTGATTTGCAGAAAGCGAAAATTTCTGAGTCTGGTTTACAAGTTATTGTAGATGTTAACAATAGAACAAATATTAATGTCTTAGGCATCGATCAAGATTTTATTAATCTTTTACATGAAGTAAGTAATACATATAAATTATTACCTAATACTCTCAACATTGAAGGATTAATATGAAACAATCTTATGCGACTAAAATACCAACTACTGCACCTCAGACTCCAATTTTTGATTTTTCAAGTTTTGAAAGATTTCAAGAATCAAAAACAAATGATGATGTTTCAAATGAAATAATTAATATTATTCTTAATAACGATAAATTTGAAGCTTATGTTAAGGATATGATCGAAGGTATTATATTTAACCAGTGGACAAAGCGAATGACATCTGTTACTGCAATATCAGATGATCCTTTTGATGCTATTTACATTGCAGATTTAAAACCTGATTTCATCCATAAAAAGTATATTGAAACCCTTAAATATCATGCTTTAAATATAATTGATAAATCACACGAATTAATCATTGATGATGGCTGGGATGATTAAATGTATTTAGATAATTCAAAATTTGAAAAAGACATTTTAAGACAGGGTGACATTATAAAAAATGTCCTACTATTAGGTGCTATTAATTTAAACGGGATACAATACAATATTGACCAACAGGGGAATAAGAAAGGGTGGACAGTATCACAACAACCTAAATTTTCTGAAGCAATTGTACTTTCTCACTCTTGTGAAATTGATACTAGTAATAGAATAAAATTAACAAGTATTATTCTTGCTCCTTTAAGGGATATCAATAAAGCAACCGCTAAAACCACAATAGATGAATTAAAAAGTAGTAATATTATTAATTCAGATACTAAATTTAGTTTCTTAAAATACTTTTATATAGAGCCTAATTCATTTTTAACATATCCCGATGGTGCTATCATTGATTTTTCTAAATGTTTCAGTGTAAAAAAAGAATCATACAATAACCTTTTAACAAATAAAATTCTCTCCCTAACAAATGAAGCAGCTGATTGTATGGCTCTTAAATTTGGGTTATACTTTTATCGTAACACCCTTCACGTCGCATAATAATACAAAAACACGGCGCCCAACTAAGCATACCCGCTTCGTCGCTGCACTCCTCGGCCTTCGGAAAATCGCCCAGGACTGCATCAGTCCATTATCCAGAATGGTATAATGGTGTTTTGCCATGTCCTAGGGGCGTGGCCGGGCGCAGGGGTCCAGGTCAAACTCTCCTAAGACTGCCAGGATATCCGGTAGGGTCAGCCACTCATCCTTTCCCATGCGTTGTGATTGATTGATGCCCGCACATGCCGCGGCCAGGTAGTGCGTCGATATTGAATAGCAGGCTATTCATGGTACGAGGATATCATCCTCTTCGATCTCCTCTATTTGTTCGTCAAATTCTCCGTTGGCAAAATTGCGCAGCGCTTCATTCTTTTCTTCATGGCTTTGCGTATTCGCTGAATGAGTGCCACATCAATCCCCTCTCCGCGTCCGTTTCCGTTGTTCCACCAGGTACTCCGGCATAATGCCCAGCTCCCCCAGGACCATCAGCATTGTGCGATCCCGCTTGTATTTCACGGGAATAAACTCATACAGTGGGTCATCCAGCGGGATACTGTCCGGCAGGAAGTCTATGGTCGCTAGAATAGTATCTTTACGAAACACCGGGCAGGTGCAGAGGGCAGGCTCCAGGCGGTTCACCAGGTCCTGCAGGACCCCCTTGGCAATCGCCCACCTGTCGCCTGCCACCATACCCACCTGATACCACATGACCTCCCCGCGGTCGATCATGAACTGGAGCAGGTGCTCCCGGCGCATCCGGTGATCACAAAGGTACACGGGGATCCGGCGACACCCCAGGGTCATCCTTCGATAGGTGTACATGGCGCACTCGCGTGGCGTTGATGAGTGGGGGTATTCATTCATCAGTGAGTGGCAGAGTTTTCCGTCAATCATAACCCCTTATTCTCTCCACTTTCCCCGCCCTGTCAATCACTTCCCAAATGCCTGTGTTTCAGGCCGCGGATGTAGGCACCGCCTATCCAGATCCCCAGGATCGCCAGGAAAAACCGCCCTATAACCTCCAGTCCATTCATGCCAGTGGCCCCCCTCCTTCGCGTGATATGATCACCACCAGGAGCGCGACCAGGATTACCGCACACATGATCTGTGCCGGGATGTCCATTGGGTTATCCTTTTATCTTCTCCAGGACGGGCTGCGGGGTGGCGTCCTCGGCCTCATCCTCGTCCTGCTGATCGTTACCCTCATCAACCGGTTGCTGCGTCCGTGCTTCCCGGGCCTTGCGTATCTCCTGGTCGAAGATGTCAAACTGATCCTGGAGCCTCTTTTTGTCGTCAAGGTTGATCCTATCGAATGAGGAGTACACCGCGAACTCAGTCAGCCCCAGGACCCCGTATGCCGCCCTGATGCCCGCAGCGATATCGCGGTTTTCCCCGCCCGCCAGGTGCTCACACAGATAGGACCTGTTGCCGATGATCCCCTGTAAGAAAATCTCGCCTTGGCGCTCGGTCACCCACAGCGTCGTGCCGCCGGGGGCCAGGTAATACGATAACAGAAAGTCGTCTTTTCGTAGCTTTTCCACGTTCATCCTCTCCACTTATAATTTCCCGCAGATCGCCGCGGGGTACTGCCGTGGCCCAGGGCCTCTCCCAAGGCCCCGGGCCACCCTACCCTTCCACCTGTTGTTCAGGGGTCTTATTCTTGGTATCCACGCCCCCTTTTATGTACTGCGCCGCCGTGCTGTCGCTGGGTATGAGTGCATACACGGAGAGCATGACAGTTGTTACGCCGTTGATTGACACCCTGGTCATCCCCAGGGCGTTCCACCGCCCGCCCGCGGCATCAATCTCAAAGAGCACCGTCACCAGGGGCAGCACACCCACCGCGGTGGTGGCATACCAGGCCCCGTCGGGGTGACGATACGCTTCCAGGATCCCGATGATCGCCTTAACAGTATCCACACAGAGCCTCCCTCAATTCCATCCGTTGCCCCTCGCTCAATCCCTCCAGGAACCGCTCCCAATTCCCCACGGACAACCTGACCGCCTTGGATACCATCAGCACATCGCTGGCAAAGCGGGTTTTCCGGTTCCAGGTGGACAGGGTGGCATACATCTGATCCATTTCAGTCGCTGGGACAAAGGGGTTGACTGAGCATATCAGGAGCCGGGTGTCACCGGCCTCGATACGCTCAAAGGTGCAGCCCGAGCGCAGGATAAATTCCATCGCCTCGGTCAATGGATTATCGTCCTCGCTTTAATAAAGCGGAGAGCCTTCTGCATGGTGGCGTCCACATCATCCATGGCCTCGTCAACGATGGAATCCATATCGTCTCCCTCCTCCTGGCCCGCAGCACTTGCGTCCTCGCCCTCGCTCGGGAAGCCGCCCATCTCATCGCCGCCTTCACCAGGCGCACCGCCCTCCTCGGACTGCTGCTGCATCTGCATATTCTGGACATGCTGATAATAGATGGAATTGAGCACGACCTCGCCCTTTTTATCCGGCAAGGGCGGCATGTCCGCCTCGGCGCGAATCTCATCTATAGTCATGTAGGATTCGACACGATCCTTGCGCTGCTTGATCTCGTTGTCCCGGTCCCGGGGATTGAGGCCCGTGTACTCAAAGACATACTTATCCTTCCATCGGGTCCTCTTGAGAATCTTATTCCAGACGTTCGCGTGCGCTCCCAAAAGATCGATCAGCCCGCGGTCCTTGGAGAACTTCATGCGGGAATCCTGGTTTTCATTGAGCACGTTGGTTGATGAGGAGAATTTCAGGCCCGCCTCCATAAGGTCGAAGCCAAACACGGAACCGATGAGGCTTGCGGTGAACTCCAGGTACTTCTGGTACTCCATTTCCCGGGCACTCTTATTCATATCGAGCACCTGGACATCGCTGTTAAATAACGGGATGCGGAATGCCGCCTTGGTGCCGTTGAAATTAGCCATCCACTCCTCTTGCATGGCCGAGAGCTGTTCCGTGGAAAAACCCCCTTGCTTGAACGCCAGGGCTATTTTAGGGAGGGACCCGAAACTAAAATTATCCTGGTTGTATGCCATGGCATAGAGAAACGCCGTAATCACGGACATGGCCTGCTCCAGGGGAGAGTAGCCGAATCCCCGGTGGCGCACGTCCACCCGTCGCTGCATGAAATCGTACACAAGGTCCTGCCGCTTGAACCCCGCGGTCAGCCGCCCCGCGATCTCCTGGACAAAGCGGATCTCTTTCACGTCCTCGGGCACCAGGTCCAGGCGGGCCGCCAGGATTTTCATGTCCGGGTCATCGTTGGACAGATACGCCCGCGGGTCGAAATCGGTGCGCTTGCCCTTATACCCTGTGGGGTAGACCCGTTTGATGGTCGCCCCGTCCAGCATCCAGAAATCCACCAGCTCGCCCTTGCGGTCGGTGCGCAGCTCCACGGCCACCTTATCGATGGTCAGGTACTCCCGGGCCATCTGAATGTTCACGTCATGGAATGAATCCTCGCGCTCCTCCCAGTCCTCAAAATCGGTACGCCCGCAGTTGGTAAACCAGTCGGTAATCTCCTGCATTTCCTTTTTGTCAGCCTTGGTGGGGGTGTATTCGGGGTCCTTGGTCCTGATCCTCCAGCCCGGCAGGTCATCGCTCTCCTGGGGCGAGGTAAAGGCCCTGAGCTGGCGGCACCTGGTATTGATGATCAGCGACACGATGGGGTTTTTGTGCTCGATCTGGCGAAGGATGCGGTCCTCGATGAAAAACATCCCTTCCTTGATTCCGCGGTCGCTATACAGCGAGTACTGGTCCTCCAGGAGTCCCCGGGTGGGGTGGATCACCCCGGGGGTTTTCATGGGGTCCTGGGCCTTGGCAAGCAGGCCGATACTTTGTTGCAACGCCTCCTGTGAAATATCGGGGAACGTCGTGGTCACACTGGCAAGCTCGTTCATCGTTACTACCTCTGTCCTCGGGGTTTCCACCGTCTGCGTGCAGACCTGTTTCGCTCCCGCTCACACTCCCGGCAATAGGTGCGCAATATATATTTGGTGCGCGTGTAATCCAGCTTCCAACCAAACGCATACGAGGGCAGCTCCAGGTTACAATCACAGCACCGCTTTGTTTCCTGGTTCTCCCTCGGCAGGTCGGCATAATGCCCGTTACTGACCGTCTTAAAGACCTCGCTCTTTTCCTGGGCCTCCTTTGCTTGCCGTGCCAACTCCATATCCCGGTAGCTTTTGGCAATCAGGCGGTGCATCACCTCGCTGGCCGGGGGTGGGGCAATTTCCTTGAATCCGCTGACCATCAGTTCTCTCCTCGCTGCCGCCGGGAAATCACCCCGATGGGTTTGGTGGGGAATAGTATCTCGCACAGCCCGGCGAGGCTGTCCGGCGCATCGTCATGGTCGGCCAGCTCGTAGTAATCGAGGACCTGGCCCATGTAAGTTTCGGTGATCCCTACGGAAAACCGCAGGGAGCTCCAGTTTTTCAGCACCGCGTCGGTGATGCGCAGGAACTTGTTTTTCACCGTCCGTTTCTCGTTGACCCACAGGTTGCGGCGGCGCAGCTCGTATGCTACAGCTCCCTCATCTTTGTTGATTTCCACATAGAGGGCGCTCACGTTATGCTGCTTACACAGGGCCTCGATGCGGTCATAGCTTTTGTCGATGGTGGACCGCCACAGGTATCCCGCCAGGATAAAGACCAGCTCCCCGGCCTTGGCCCCTATGGTCAGGGCGCAGAAATCGCTCGTTTCTCCCTCGCTGTACGCGGGGTCCAGGTAGGCGATAATATTGGAAATCGCTGCGGGCGGCTCGTCATAGGTAGGCTCGGGGAATAGCAGGTTTTCGGTGTTTTTGGGCCTCTGTTGATACTGAGCGGCCCACACCCGCGGCCCCACCTCATCGCGCAGCTCGGCCAGGGCTTTCTCATCGTACTCCGTGGGCCACAGGGCCACCCCGTCATCACGCCCCAGGGGGTCCCCTTTCCCGGGGGTCGCCGCGGCCAGGGCGGGCAGTTCCAGTATTTCCCAGCGGCCATGATCCCGGTCGCGCTCCATGATCCTGGCAGCCAGGTCGTTTTCATTCCAGCGGTGCATACAGATCGCCACCGCCCCGCCCTTGTGGAGCCGGGTGATAAACCCCCGATACCACTCCCATAGGTGCTCCAGGCGCGTCTTGGATCTCGCTTCTTCCCAATCCTTAATCGGGTCATCAATGATGCCGAAATCCGCCCCGCGCCCGTAGATCGGTCCCCCCACCCCGCAGGCAATCACGGTCCCGCCCTCGGTTGTGGAGTAGCGCTTGGCAGCCCGTGCCTGGTCGCTCAACTCAGTGGTGAACAGTTCTTTGTATTCGCTTGATTGCATTAGGTTGATTTGATACCTTGAAAAATCCTCTGCCAGGTCTGCCCCGTAACTGGCCAGAATCATGCTGGCCCTGGGGTTGCGCCCCAGGATCCAGGGCGGGAAAAGGCGTGAGACACAGTAGCTTTTCCCATGGCGCGGCGGCATTGAGATAAAGAGCCGTTTGATCTCGCCGCGGTGAAACGCCTCCAGGCGCTCGGTAATAAGCTGCACATGGGGCGCATTAGCGAACTTCGCCAGGTACAGCGGATCACAGTGCATCCCAAACAAGTGGAGCTTTTCCCTGCATCCAGAGCGGATAATCTCATCATGGTGTTCCCTGACATAGTGCTCAGATATCTCGCCTGTCGGTATTGATTGCATTTCCACGGTGTTTTATCAGCTCTGCCGCTATTTCGTTGATTAAATGCTGGGGGAGCATCATCTCTACGGTCCTTTCGACCAGTTTGATCTTGCCTTCCCCCTCATCAGGCACGCCATTTTTTGCAATCGCCTGGTCGCCGTAGGTCTTGGGCCAGCGTACTTTCAATGACCAGGCTTTTGCCGTCCAGCTCGGGTCCCGGGAAATCTCGTTCAAGAGCTTTTCCTGCACCTTTAATCCCGCCTCCTGGACATCCTCCAAAAATTCCAAAAATTCCCTATTCTCCTCACCGCCTTCCTTCGCCCGTAGCAGCCAGTTATAATACGTTGACTCGGAAATCCCCGCATACTCACAGCAGGCATGGATCGGCAGCTTACGATGATACGCATGGAGAAACCGCTCCTTGGACCCCTGGGTCAGCTTCGCTTTGCGCCCCCTGGGTGACTTTTTTCCCTTGGCCTTCACGACAGCACGGCTCATGCACTTCTCCTCCGCTTACTTTTCTTCTCCAGGTCCACCAGGACCATCCGTACCACCTCGCCCTTGTCGTTGGTGACAAACTCCGCGAAGCCCTGCCGTACATATCCCAGGACCCGCTTCTGCATAGCCTTGGGGCTGATGCCCAGGCGTTGTGCAGCCTTTTGGACCCGCGCCTGGTGCTCCTGGGAATAGCGTACCCGTACTGTTCGTTTCATCGCCATCGCCTTATCCCTGTTTGTACCGCCCCCGCAGCGCAGGGCGCTTTTTCTGCTTTCCGCACCGTTCGCATACCAACGTCCCGACGCCTCCCCACCACTCATGGCCGGAGATCTTGGCATCGTACCTGGCCCGGTAATACCACCCCAGGATCCAGCACCAGGGGCGCTTCCACGCATCCAGGTTAACCTTGGGCAGTTTCATGGACCTGCTCCTGGGCGGGATTGGGCTGCACCACGTCGTCTGGTTCCGTACCCGCGGTGGGTGGCTCCGGCGTGTCGGCAGGTTTCTTCTTCCCCTTCCCTGCCTTGTCCCGGTAGGGGTTGGGCGTGGATACCGGCATCATCTCACCACCGTCCATTTCCATGGTAATCACGTCCTCGCACTTCTCGGGGTGCATGATTGCCAGGGCGTTCCATATCCGGCAAAGCTGGACGAATCCCTGGTTTTTAAGGCTTATCGCATAGGACACCATGGGCCACAGTCTCGTCTGTTCCTCGAAAAACTCCTTGAATTGCATTAATGCACACCTCCGATCTGCCTGGAATATTTGAAATAGAAGTCCATGGCGGGTGCAGGCACAAGACTCACCTTGCGCGGTTCGTAGGCATCCATCATGGGGATCAGCTTTTTGCTTCTGCACAGCGTAATCAACTCCCGTCCCGTCACGGGCAAGACATGGGGGTTTTTCTGCGGGGGCAGATTGGCAAGCATTTCATACTTAAACCTATGCTCCATCGCCTGAATCCGTTGATACTCCTCCAGGTCCTCCTTCGACAGCTTCCGCTGATCATCGGAGAAGTAGACCATGTAAAACTCGTCCAGGTCGATGTATTTGCCAAATACCAACTCCCTTGCCATCACTCCCCCTATACCAGCCCCCGCCGGATAGTAAACTCCGTCCGTCGTATGATGACGGCTACTTTCGTCACCTCACTCATTTACGTCCTCCCGCCAAATACCCTGATATTTTTCCGTCTTTTGAATCGAACCGCTTGGATACCCACCCCGCCCTGTGTTTCAGCGCCTCAAAGAACTGGAGAAGCTGGGTGGTGGTGGCATGAATCCGCTGCACCCCCTCGGCAATATCGAACGTCACGGAATCTACGTCAGCCGCCATGTCACGGTAGTAGTGGTATGCTGCACGGTTGCTTTTAATGGTCCCCTGGAGCTTCGCAATCTCCCCGTCATGCTTATCCTGGAGATCCCGCATCTCTCCCTTCCAGTATGCGTCCCGCTCCTCGATGAGCGTGCGGTGCTCATTCATCAGCTTTACCCGGTCCCGCTGGTGGATCGCCACCAGGGAACGCTCATGGGCCAGGAGCTTTCGATATCCCCGTTTACGCTCCCGGGTGCGAATTGCCATGATCAGCGACAGCAGCTTGGGCATTTTCATCAGGGGTCCTCTTGGATGGATGGCTCTGCGGCACGCGGCAGCCGTTAAATCCTTCCTGCTGTAAGAGTGCTTTCGACAGGTCCACCCCGCAGATCATCGATACCAGGGCCAGGCGGGTGAGGATCATCGTCATGTGGGTTGACACGACCGCAAAAAGCTCACGGTCCCCGGCGAGAGAGTCAGACAGTGCCATATCCCCGGGGCGCTGCATGATGATCTCCGTCAGGGCCTCCAGGTGGTGCTGCATCACGCGCACATGGTTTTTTGACGTGTGATAGACCTTCCACATCCGTTTTTCACGGGCCTGGAGCGACCACCTTGTTATCTGCCCTATGGTTACCGAGTCGTCTACCATCAGTCTTTTTCCGTTCCTGGAACTTCTTCATCACCTCCAGCACGTCGGTTTCACAGATGTGCTCCCGTCCGTCCTGGCTGGTGTATTTATCGCGCATGAACTTTCTCACGCCGCGGGGTATCCTATCGCGGCACTTTAAAGCCGCTGTGCTTCATGGCCTTTTTATACCGTTTCCACTCAAGGCGGTAAAACGGGGATGAACTCAGCCGGTCCTGCCCCCTGGCCCCGTTATCGGCCAGGAGCACATCGAGGGCCGCTCTCAGCTTCTTGGTCCTGCGTCCGCACATGCCCCTACCTCCGTCCTCTGCGCCCGTAGCGGGCGATGTTGTCCTGGTCCACGACCTCCTGGTGCCCTCCCCCCATCTCCAGCACGTCCAGGCGCAGCTCATGGAATACCCGCTGCTGATCGATGAGGCTTTGCCTGGCCAGGCCGATCACCACGGCAACCGCCAGGAGTACCACCAGGTTCACCGCCACCAGTCCCGCCATCCAGGGAACGCGGGGTCGTCCAATCAGCACCTTTAACCCTGGCATATCCGCGCCTCCCTGGAGCGCTTGGCCTGGGCGTCCTTGGACCGCGGCGCGATCCCGCGGGTCCGGCAAAACTCGATCTCGCCCGGGGTGCCCGAAAGCACCGGCAGCCCGTGGGCCTGGCCCGCGTGACTGCCATTACATGCTTCGCAGGCGTGTTTGATGTTGTCCTGGTGATCCAGCCAGTTCACGCCGTCGAAGCGATTCCTGGCCCCGTAAAGCCTGCGGTTGACCTGGGTATTGGGGAATACATGGTGCCGCTGGGTCGCCGGTCGCTTCCCACAGCACTCACACATCCTGATTATCCTGGGGCGCTGGTTCATGGGTTACGCGGTGATTTTCTGCCGGGATTGCCATTCATGCCGCGCCACCACCATATCCCTGAGTCTCCTTGTCAGGCGGCTGCGCTTTTCCTGGATGAACGCATACTCTTTCTCGATATCGATACCCGACAGCTCATCCCGGCATATGGGGAGCGGTTCTAATTGGAATTGTTTTCCTGTGTGTCGGTCCCGCGGATATATGATCCGCTTGTTGTACCCGTTGAATGGGAAACGATGACTCATTGCAGGTTCCTGGCGGCGCTGCGGGTCATGCCGGTAAACGCGGCGCTTGCGCGGGAGACATTACGTACCAGCCGCCGGTTGACGTGGGCACGGTAAAGTCCCTTCATCCAGGCCATGAGCAGCAGGAGAAGAGGGAACAACAGCAGGCACAGTATGGCGTTCACGATCAGATCAATAATGAGCTGAGACATGGGCATCCTCCCTTGTTGTAGCGACCCTCGGGTCAAAATGACCCATGGGTGCGTCGTTCTCACTGACGACCTGGCGGTACTCCTCGTACTGCCCGCTATCCAGGGACAGCCCGAACTCGGCCAGGTACTCCATGCAGTTGTTGATGAACGTGATCATCTCATCCTTGGTAAA